GTGGCTCAGGAATGTGGATTTTTTAACGCACAGTTAGTTGGTGAGGAATACGACCGCGTGTATCTTGCCGAACAGTTTGCAGCTTACTTTGCATCGTTTATTGGCAACGGTGTATTTGGTAGTTCAATGCAGCAGTTGAAAGTTCGCGCTCAGGATACAGCCAATATGTCGGTCAAGGTTGGAAGTGGGCAGGCGTGGATCAATGGATGGTGGTACCGTAATACAGACGCCTACACATTGGACATTGATGTTGCACATGGAGCACTGTCCAGGATCGATTTGATTGTACTTCGTTGGGGACAGACTGAAAGAGATATGTGGCTTCAGGTCATCAAAGGAACACCGAGTGCCAATCCGGTTGCACCTTCAATAAGCCGTGGTGCAGACTATTACGATTTACAGTTGGCAACGGTTTCAATCCCTGCAGGTGCAATTAAGATCACTCAAGCACAGATAACAGATACAAGGCTCGACAATAGTGTTTGTGGTCTTGTTACCGGTGTTGTTGATCAGATTGATACTACGGACCTGTACAATCAGTTCGAATCATACTTTGATGAGTTTAAGCAATTCTATGAGAATGACTATGCGAACTGGACGGCTGAGCAAAAGCAGGCGTATATTACATGGGTTACTCTGCAAGAGAATGACTACACAAATTGGACGAATGAGCAGAAAGCTGAGTACGATGAGTGGTATGCATCTCACATTGATTTGTGGCAGAATGAGTTTACTACGTGGTTTGAAAATGTTAAAGGTCAGCTTAGTGAAGATGTGGCTGGCAAAATTCAGGTAGAGCTTGACGAGCATGAAGCTAGATTGGATAACATTGAAAAGATGCTCATTTCTGGTAAAGCATTTGCTCCTGCTGAAATTTCTTCTGGTGAGTTGCTTGCTACTTCTAATGATGAAGTCATTGTATTTGAGTGGTCTATCGGTTGTCAGTGTTAAGTTTAACAAACTATAAAACAATAAATGAACAAGGAGGAAAATATAATGAGTGTACTTTCTGTACAAACTAAAAAGATTCCCGAGTTGCAAGCGACTACAGGACTTGTTGGAAGCGACATGATTATTGTTGAGCTTGCTGACGGTGGCACAAGAAAGATGACTTACAGTAATTTGATTGCTGTAATTCAAGCATCGCTTAAAGGTGATAAAGATGCAATGATGACTATTGCAAGCATCTCATCTATTCAGACCGATAAAGCTGGAAAAGTTCCTTCATCTGCATTGGTTAAAGGGATGAATGATGACTTTGCAATTATGAAAAGAGAAATCATGGCACCTTATGGTTATTTTGGAATTGAGCAGAACCTTGATACTCTGATGAAATATGTTCGTGCAGGTCAGTGGGATAAGTTCGCTATTGGTGACTATTTCATTGACACAAGAACTAATGGGCAAAAGGTGATGTGGGAAGTCGCAGATAAGAATGGCTATCTTCATTGCGGCGATACGCCTCTTGAAAGTACTCTTGAAAGCAATAACATTATCTGTGTTCCTCGTGACTGTCTCGAAGAAGTTCAGCGGTATAATACGTCAAACACAAACTCTGGTGGTTTTGCTGGAAGTTTAATGCCGGCAGCTTTGGAAAAAATTGCTGGTACTTTCTCAGCTAAATTGCAGGGTTATATGACCACTGTAAGAAGGCTGGAAAATAATAAAGGAACGTGGGCTTGGGCATCTCGTAGAATTTCACTTCCGTCTATAATTGAGATGCTTGGTCATCAAGGTTGGACTGACCAGTTTTCCGGTGGTCCTGTTTGTCATAGTCTGGCGTTGTTTACTGGTGGTAACGCACATGTTATGAAAGGAAGAGGATTTAACAAATCTGTAGATTCTCATCAGTGGTACTGGCTGGCAGACCCTACTGTTGATTCCGCGACATTTTGTACTGTCGGCAACAACGGCGAGCAGGGCGCCAGCAACGCCTCCGATCCCGACGGCTTGGCCCCGCTCATCGTTTTAACCTAATCGTCAATCGTGTCGGCGAAAGCCGACACATACGATTGATTTACTGATTAAGGAGACGATTTTAGAAAACATGAGAATATCGTCATTTGACGTTATTTTATCGTAGCAGTCAATAACTATAAACTAAGCAATTATAATTATATAGTGTGTCGTTATTTGTTGTTATTTACAGGATTTCAGCGGTTGGCTACGAGCCGCTGAAAATAAAAGGAGGAGCAAGATTGAGAATTGAAAATACAAGAAAAGATTTATACATGGCTCTTGGGCTTGAGGGAAAGGAAGACGCAGCAGATGATCGCAGCAGTAACTAAAATGAAGGAGATGCCAGGAAAGTGCATCGACTGTGAGTTATACAAGGAGTATCAGTGCATGGCTATGCACACCAGCATATTCAGTCCGTATGTCAAGCCGGTGACATGCCCACTTATCAGCGTGCCGGAGAAGCGGTGTCTGTATGATACGTGGCAAACCCGGATGAAGTGCAGTGAGTGTGACTATCATGGCGTAGATGGCTGTGTGCTCGGATATAAGGGAGATATGTGATGATGAATGATAGAATGCAGAGTATTGTCCAGCTGGCAGACGGCACGGTCTTGAATTGTCAGCTGAATGGAACTGAGTATGAGACAGAGGAAAAGGTAGATGCATCAATCTTTACTGATAAAAACCTTGCTTCTGTTACCATTGATGGAGAGGTACATAAAAATCTGGTACTTAATTCTACTTATGACTTTGGTACTGGTTCTCGTTTTTCGTTTAGAGAAATGACTGAAGATGAAAAGACGATTGAGAGGTTGAATGCAGAACTTACGCAGACACAGGTAGGACTTACTGAAGTGTTTGAAACGCTTATTGCAGCGCAGCAAGATAGGAGGTAAGTTACTATGGCATACGTATATGCTGATTTAATCAGAAAAGGAACTATTAATCCCAAGACTGGAAAGCCTTATACGATTGATGATGTGCCTTCAGTAATTAGAGCTGATGTTGAAAAGATTTTGGCTCAGGATGCGTGATGAAAATGCTGTGTAGAATCAAGCTTTTCATATTAAGACTACTTTTAAGAAAGGAGGAACAGACAGTGGCAGAGGTTTATGCTACTCTTATTATTAAGGGTGTCAAGACGTTTGACCAGGTACCTGCTATCATTCAGCCTAAGGTTAAGGCTGTGCTTGAAGCTCTGGACCTTGGTGAACTTGCTCAGTAAGAAACTAACATGAGGACAATGTTATGGATAGTCCAATCACTAGAGCTGAGCACGAAGAGTTTTGCAAAAGGATAGATGCAGAGAATAATCGTCAAAATCAAAGAATCAAACTTCTCGAAGAGCAGACCAAGCAGGTCACAGAACTTGCTCTCTCAGTGAGAGAACTCGCGCAAAGCATAAAGCAGATGGCAGAGACCCAGAAAGAACAAGGAGAAAAACTCGAGAAGCTTGAAAGTCGAGATGGCGAGATGTGGAGAAAAGTGACGGGCTACATCATAACAGCAATCATTGGTATTGTCATCGGCTTCGTGTTTCAGCAAATCGGTATGTAACTGAATTTCTGATTGATGAGTGTAGGGGTGGTCAGGAGCTGATTCTGGCCGCCCTGAAACTTTTTTCAAAAACTTTTTAAAATGTATGTACAAACTCAAAATAACATGATATAATATAATCAGGTTAAAGATAAGGCCTACAAAATAATGAGTGTTCAGGAGGAACGAAAAATGATTAAGACTTATGAGAGAACAATGTTTATTGAGAATCTTGCAGATGCAAACGTAAAGCTGTATGTGTATGAGAACAGCAAATACTCAGGTAACATCGGTGAAGAAAAGGAAGTCAACTACACAGGATTAAAATCTTGGAGTATTGTTGATGGTGATGATGCGGCAACTATTGAAGCTGAAACCGATGGAAGCTGTATTGATGAGAATCACGAATATTTAGTGCTGAACTTCGTTGATGGTTCAACAGCAACATTTAGAAATTCTCATGTGGATATGTTCATCAGATAAAATTAAGGGTGTACAAGCTGCACCCTATATGGTATAATAAAATCACAAACAAAACAAATGCTTAGGAGGGCAAAACAATGACAGTTAGCTACAATACTTACAATGAAGAGAAAAAGGCGTTCTTTAAGAAACATCATAATGATTTTAGATGTGATACATCTTTTATGGATGAGTATGGACGCTATTGGAAAACATACACTTTTGAAGATGGTGCTCAGTGGTGTGAAGCAATGTCACTTGAGTATGTGTCCCAAGAGGTTGAAGTTAAGATGTGCAAGATGAATATCGAAGTTAAGATGCTTAGAACAGAATTTTGGAATACTGATGATGCTTCTTCTAAATATTATTATGAAAAATATGAAAAATTTTAAGTCACCCTGATGAGTCTTTGAAAATTAAGACGAAACCGGCATAAGCCGGTCGGTGGCATAGGGCTACCAAATTATCAAAGGAGGACATAGGTATGTCAAGAGAAAATCTGCAGAAGAAAACCTGTAAAGAGCTCAGAGAGCTTGCAAAGGACATGAACATCTCTGGTAGATGGGACATGACCAAGGACCAGCTGATTGATGCAATCTTAGGAGCGGAAGTGTTGAAGAAGAACGATGAATCTGAAAGTGCTAAAGACGAATGTAAGATTGACAATCACGATGTCGTAGAGGTGGAAGATAAAGTTGAGAAAGAATCCGCCAACGTTGATGTTGATATGGCTCAGAAGATGCCGTATATTGAGAACATTGAAATCGGTACTTTGGTTGCTTTCCGTCTTTCAAATGGCAGAGTAAAATCTGCTAAGGTCACTCGTAAATCTACCAAGAATCGTAAGCTTAAGCTTGAGACTGATTATGGTGCTGAGTACATCGTATCTTTTGATGATATTGTGTGGGTACGTACCGGTAAGCGTTGGCCTCGTGGAGTTTATAAGCTTTTGAAAGGATTGGTGGATGAGAATGGCAAAGAGGAACAGAAAAGCTAAACTTAGTTCGACTGAGTGTAGACAATCTGTTCGTAAGTTCTTTGAGAGACAATCGAGATTTAAGCAGGTGCAATCACAGTTCAATGAATTGAAAGCACAATTCAGCAGTGATATGGAGGACTATTTTGAGTGTGAAGGCATCGATAAGTCACTTACGTTTTCGTATGATGATTTAGTCGAAAGCGACTTGGTGGTCAATCGTATTCAAAAGTCAAGTGTTGAGTTCGACCCTGATAAGCTTGCAAAAGCTTTAGGAAAACAGCTTGCTAAGCAGGTAATAATTAAGAAGTACGAAATCACTGACATGGACGCATTGATTGCTTACCTTAAAGAATGTGATGTGGACCCTAAAATCTTTAAGTCGTTTCTGAATGTGTCACAAACAGTTGATACTCAGGAGCTTGATAGGCTTGAGGAGATTGGGAAGATAACCGCAGAACAGGTAAAAGGTTGCTACACTGTAAAACGTCAGAAACCCTATTTCACTGTTGGTGTGAAACGAGGGCATGACGATGGAGAACAAAAGTGGTGAAGCATTAGCAAAGGTTTTATGGTATTATAATCTGATACCTGATGTTGCATCATTAAGTCAGAAAATCGTTTGTCCTTTTCATGACGATGTAAACCCAAGTATGATTGTGAATTTTGAAGATGGTTCTTGGTTTTGCTTTGGATGTGGATTGACAGGTGATGCAAAGAAGTTTGTAAAGCTTATGGAGTCCAAGTACAATGGACTGAATGACTTGCAAGCTTATCAAAAATATCTTCGTATTCTGAAATCCGATAAGTGTAGTGGTATAAAACTGAATAGGTCTCTGATTAAACAGAAGCCACTTCAAAGGGACTTGTATAATGAGGCCTACGATTATTACCACGGATTAAGAAAAGTTAACTGGAGGGATTCTGATGAACCTGAGGTGGTGGCTGCTAGAGAGTACATGACCAAGAGAGGATTCAAACCAAGTACCCTACATAAATGCAAAGCTAAGGTTACATATAATAAGAGCTACGGAATCATATTCCCAATGCTTGACAACGGAAAGTTCAAAGGCTGGGTATGTCGTACGATGATTAAGTCAGTTGAAGAACGACGTAAGTACCTGTACAATGAAGGATTCAGTAGAGCAACAACTCTTGTAGGTGATTATGGAACTAAAGACTATGTGTTTGTGGTTGAGGGTTACATGGACAGATTGAAGTTTGTGCAATTTGGTGAAGACAATGTAGTTGCTATTTTAGGTTGGAAAATGTCACCTCAGCAAATTCAAAAGCTGAAAGACAAAGGAATCATGAAAGTAATAAGTGCATTGGACAATGATGAGTGTGGTCGTAAAGGTACTAAATTTCTTGAGAAACATTTCGAAGTAACGAGATTCAAGTATCTTAAAGGAATAAAGGACCCAGGCGACATGACTCAAGAGTTGTTCGATAAAATGTTTAAGAAAACTATGGAAATCTATGAATCAAAAACAAGGAGGAAACCATAATGGGTTTAGTTGATAAAATCAAGCAGGATGTAAAAAGGTCCGGTCAGAACAAAGGTAAGTTTATCTACTTCAGAGAAGGTCAGAAAATCAGGGTTCGTTTCCTGACTGATATGGATGACGGGATGGAAGTTACATTCCATGATAGCTTTGAGGCCGGAATCAATGTTCCTTGTCAGGAGCTTTTCGGAAGGGATTGTCCTTATTGTGATGATGACAGTCTTCGTACTCGTTCTCAGTATATCTGGTCTGTATGGAATTATGAGACCAAGGAAGTTCAGCTGTTCATGTTCCCTGTGAATAACTGCAGCCCGATTCCTGCACTGATGGCAATGTATGAGAACTATGGCACAATCACTGATCGTGACTATGTGATTAGTGTTTCCGGTAAGCGGCAGAACAAGACGTTCTCTGTTGTTCCTATGGACAAGGTTAAGTTTAGAAATGAGAAAGCAAAGGCTTATTCTGTAAAGTCTATCCTTAAGATGCTTGATAAGGCATTCCCTTGTGATACAACCGAGGATGATGACGATGAAGACGAGGACGAGGCACCTAAGAAACGCGCTCCGAAGTCTACCGGTAAGAAGAGCACTCGTAAGCCTGAGCCGGAAGATGATGAAGATGAGGACGATTACGACAATGAGGATTGGGGCGAAGAGGAGGAAGACGATGCAGTCGATTACTCTGAAATGTCTGCCAAAGAGTTGTACAACCTCTGTAAGGAACGCGACATCAAGGTAGCTCCAAAGAAACCTGCTAAGTATTACATCAATCAGCTTGAGGAATGGGATGCTGCCCAGGAAGACTGGGGCGAAGAGGAGGAAGATGAGGATGAATGGGAAGACGACTAATGCAATAACTTTGCAGCAGTTGTTCAACACTCAACTCATAACTCAAGATAAGCTCATTCATAAAGGTGTCTATGATAGATACAAGGATGAGCATACGGTTACTGCTCCCGTGGATGATGTTGGTTTAGCATCATATCATGTTCAGCAGCTTATGTCCGAGATTGGTGAGGTGTTGGACGCTGATAAAAGGTGGAAATCACATCGCAATGATAAGTATGATAAGAATGCAAAGCTTGAGGAGTTGGCTGATTGTTTCGTGGTACTTATGAACATCGCAATGTTTTCTGGATTTGATGGTGACGACTTGGCCAATGCAATTCAGCAAAAGCTTAGTGTTGTGTCTGACCGTCTTGAAACTTTATAAGGGAAGTATTCACATAATAGGGAGGGGCTAAACTCCCTCCCTACATTTTTAGAAAAGGAGAAATCGCCATGAACGATATTAAAAATATGAAAGTGTACTTTGCAAGCCCTTGGTTCAATCCTGATCAAGCAGAGCGTGAGGAACGTGTAAAGGGACGCCTGAGAGAACTTGGATTTAATGTATGGAGCCCAAAGGATAATTGTGTATGCAGTCCAATTGCTGATGAAGCAATGCGCAGCAAAGTATTTAGTGATAATGTTGAAAATATTGCAAGCTGTGATATTTTATTTGCAATTACAGATGGAAAAGACATGGGAACAATCTGGGAAGCAGGATACGTAAATGGATTAAATGCAGCTGTTTATCCTTCTAAAAGAAAGATTGTTGTATATTATTGTGAAACTCTTGGTCCTAATGGTCAGTTTAATTTGATGCTTGCTCAGTCTGGAGACATTGTTATTCAGAACTATAAAGACCTTGATAAGTTGCCTGAGTTGATTGAGAAGAATGAGGGACTTGCTTATGCTGGAATTGTTGAGTAAAGAATCCATAATGAGTGAGTACCCACTCAAGAAGATTATCAGGTACAATCATCGTATTAGACTTCAGGATGAGAGTGTTGCAGAGCATACATGTTTTGTTTCTTTGTTCTGTCTTAAGATTATGGCTCAGCTTAATCTTACTCACGAGCAGGAACGACAGGTTCTGATTCTTGCAGCTTTGCATGACACATGTGAAAGTCGTACATCTGATATTCCTCATGATGTCAAAGCAAACTATCCTGAGATGCAGCAAATACTCAACAGGATCGAGCAGGACTATTACAAAGAACATTGGAAAAATTATCTCGGAGAGGTGTACAAACCTGAACCGATAGTATATAATATTCTTAAGTTGGCAGATGCTTACAGTGTATATCAGTGGTGTTTGAATGAAAAGACTCTTGGTAATTCTTCCGATTGTATTGGTGAGATTTACTTCGAATCTAAAGAACGTCTTGAGAGATACACGAATGAAATCAACAAACTAATTGAGAAGGAGGCCAAATAAATGAATGGCGTTCAGAACGGCTACAAAGGAATTGATGTAGAGATTATCGGCTACACAAAGCATCCTGCAAAAATAATGTGGGATATGCTTAAGCAGACCTGGATTCAGCTTCATGACATTGAGTACAATCCGGAGCTTCCTATCGTAAAGGAGTTCATTACCGGCTCGGTTGACAAGAGACTGAATCCTACTCCTCAGGAAACTGTACTTATTCAGTGTGTGTTTAAGAACATATCGAGAGTAAATCTTGCGCAGCTTACTCGTCATCGTGGTTGGTTGTTCCAGGTTGAATCTCAGATGCCTCAGCATGTTGAGCACAACGTCGTTCTTCCTTTGAATATTGTTCAGTCTGAGTTTTATGAAAGAGCTGTAAAGCTTATTGAGGAATCTCAGAAGTTGTATGATGATATGACAAAAGGAAATGATGATGGCAAGGACCATACAGTCATCCCCTATCAGGATGCACGTTACCTGTTGATGCATGGTCAGACGTGCGACGCCTCTTGTTCTTTCACTCTTCCTCAGCTTGTGAATGTATGTGGTCAGAGGCTGGAAAACAATACAGCTGATGAAATCAACTATGCATTCAGACTTCTGCTTAAGGAGCTCAAAAAGGCAATTGCTCTTGATGATGAAATGGACGAGCTTGATAAGCTGGTTTATACCAAGAATCTTGAGAGATGTGATTGTTTTGGTGCTGCAGCTAAGAAGTGTTTTACATGTGATGATGTGTTTGGAAACTCTTTCAAGAGATTCTGTGATGGCAATGAACATGTAACTCATGCAACTGAAAATTGTAAGTTTGATTACAGTAAATCTGCCTGGTATGCAGAGCTTAAGCGAATCTACAAAGAGGAACCGGAACTTCTGCTTCCTGGCGAAACTGAAATGATTGAGAGCTGGGAGGACTAATAATATATGTGGGTGATTTTCGAAGGGCTTGATAAGGCCGGCAAAACGACTTTGGAATGGGAGTTTCTGAAAGCAACAAACTTCAAGCATGTTGTGATTGACAGAGGTCCTGTTGGTTACATGACTTTTGATAAGATTCTTGGTCGTGAAACAAAACTTGGTAATCAGGAGTTTATCCATCAGGCACGAAAGATTATGAAGAAGAAGAATAAGGACTTCATGGTTGTTTATTGCTTTGCTTCTGAAGATGTTGCAATTAAACGTCTTAATGAGCATAATGAGGAATGCCCGTATGATTACGGTAAAGCTCAGAAACTTTATCGTAACAATGTTCGTAGGTATTACAAGTCAGAGAAAACACTTGAGCTTGATACTACAAACAAAAGCATTGATGAGTGTGTTGAGCTGATTGTTGAAAAGCTTAAGGAGGTACAGCAAGGTGAATTGTAAGAATGCAAATAGAGAAATGGGATTCGACAAATTCTCTGAATGCGATTACAACTTGCACTGGAGCTTCTCAAACTTCAATAGGATTCTTATGGTGGCTGGGCAAATCGCCCAGCTGCCTGTAGATTCAAGGGTGTTAGAGCTTGGTGCAGGCTCGAGTGATTTAGAAAACGTAGTAAAGAAGAATTTCAAAAGAGAAGACATTTGTTTTTATAAGATGGACGGAGATACTCGATACGAATCTGATGAAAAGATTACCGTCATTGATATTACGTCTATAAGATGTCACTTATTGTGTAATACGCTTGGTCCGTTTAATGCTGTTGTGTTCATGGAAGTTATTGAGCACCTCGACAAAGAATTTGCATCGACAATGTTTGAACGAATTGCAAGCTGGTTGGTGCCAGAAGGGATGTTGTTGTTCACGACTCCTACTCCTCCATACGAAGGAATGTATGAAGATAGAGTGTGGCCAACTGACCATAAAGAAGAGTTTACAAATTCTGAGATTTATGGTATAATAAACAAGGAATTCAAAATCAATAAGGAGATTGGTTGGAGCCTTGAAGAACGAGAATATAATAAGCTTTTAGAAACTGATGTTAATTTGAGTATGATTGCTTCAAAACTCAGAGGTGCATTTCCTGAAAGTTATGTAAGAGCAACAATTGCTTGTTTGTCCCCTACTCAAGCCAATCGTCAGATATTGATGATATGTAAGAAAAGGAGAATTGCAAATGGTAGACTTGCACAGACACGATGAGTGTTCAACATTTGATGGTTTTGGTAAACCTGAGGAATTGGCGGCTCTTGCTAAAAAGCTTGGTTATACGGCTCTGGGCATTTCAAATCACGGTAATACAAATAGCCTGGTGAGACATTTTTATGCATGTAAAGAGGAATGCATCAAGCCTATCATGGGATGCGAAGGATATTTCTTACCGAAGTATAAACCTCAGACACGAGGTTACCACTTATGCTTGTTTGCTAAGACAAAGCAAGGGTACACAAATCTGAATACACTTCAGTATGAAGGTGAGAAAATCAAGTACTACAATCCTATCTGGACGTTTGAACTGCTTGAAAAGTACCACGAAGGACTGATTTGCACAACAGCATGCATTGCAAGCTATTCAAGCCAGTGTATTCTAAAGGGAAATGTAAAACAGGCAAGAAAATATTTGGAAAAGTTACAGAGTATCTTTGGTGACGATTTATATGCCGAGATTCAGCCCTATAAAGTTTCTGAAGCAGAAGCACAGGAAAGAATAAATGTAACTATGATTGGTCTGGCAGATAGATTGGGTATAAAGTGTATCCTTACATCAGATAGTCATAGAGGCAGAAAAGAGGATTTTGATACATACCTCAAAATGCATGAGGTTGCTAAACATAATTTCGACGACATTGAGGCAACCTACAAAGAACGTTACATGCCAACTGAAAAGGAAATCATGCGGCGATTCTATAAAATGCACAGAAGTGACTTTGGTGATGCCAAAGCAAAAGCCCTGGCAAAAGAAATGGTTAGGAACCTACAGGAAATCGAGGACAAAGTTGATGGTGATATTCTTGATGAGCTTGAGCTTAAGCTTCCTAAGTTTGACCCTGAAAGAGATTCATTCGACTTACTGAAAGAAAAGATTAGAGATGGTCTTAAGAAACGAGGTAAGTGGAATAAGAAGTATGCAGCACGAATTAAGGAAGAGCTTGAGGTTATCAAGTATCATGGTTTTGAAGATTACTTCTTAATGGTTGCAGAGTATGCAACATGGGCAAAAGAGCAAGGAATTCAAGTTGGTCCTGGTCGTGGTTCTGGTTGCAACTGCTTGGTTAACTACGCATTGCACATTACAGACGTTGACCCAATTTTGTTTGACCTTGACTTTAGCCGATTCTTACGAATTGATAAAAAGAAGATGCCTGATATTGACCTTGACTTTGAGACATCACGTCGAGCAGAAGTAATTCAGCATTTGCTTGACAGGTATCCAAATAATGCAGCTCAGATTTGTTCTTATGGTTTGTATCGTGTTGACAATCTCATAAATGACCTTGCAAAGGTTTGTGGTTTAGAGGGAAATAAAGAAGAGATTAAGCAAATCAAAACTTTCATCAATGGATACATCACTGAAGGTTTACTTGACCTTGAAGCTATCGCTAATTCTGCAGAGGCTAAAATGTGGAACGCGCAATACGATAACATCATCAAGCACTTCTGTAAGTTGTACAATAAGATACGTTTTATTGGTACACACGCTGCTGGTGTTGCTATTACTGGTGGAAACATTCTGGACTATACAGCTGTTCGTATCGATTCAAAGACGGGTAAGCATTTTACGAATTATGACTTGAATGATATGGAAAAGATTAAAGTTATTAAGTTTGACATTCTTGGTCTGACTACAATGTCAAGTATTGGTGAGCTTAGACAGCTTACTGGTCATGATGAGTTCGATGAGAACTGGGTAAATGACCCACAAATCATGAAAGCTTTTGGTGAAGGCAATTGTGATGGTGTATTCCAGTTTGAAAAGAAATCAGTTCAGGAAATGCTGAGAGTAATGCAATGTGATTGCTTTGAAGATGTGATTGCTGCATCAGCTATGAACAGACCTGGGCCGCTAAGCTTAAAGATGCCTGAGGTATATGCAGCCAATAAGGTTGACCAAGCTCATATCGATACGAGTTTGCCATACTCAAAATATCTTGAGAAAACTTATGGTTGTGTGATATATCAGGAACAGGTACAAGCTATTGCAGTTAACATTGGTGGATTGGAATGGCCTGAAGCCGATAAGATTATAAAGATGCAACGTGGTGGTACTGAAAAGGCAATCAGAAACTTTGAAGAGAACTACGACAACTTTGTAAAGAAGTTTGAGGCTGGTGCAAAGAAGCACGGTATGACCAAGGAACAGGCATTTGAAATCTTCGATAAGTTTTTCAACTACGCATTCAACAAAGGACATGCTACAGGATATAGCTTAATCTCAGTCGAGGAAATGTACTACAAAATCTACTACCCTACAGAGTTCTGGTATGTGAAGATGAAGTACAGTGGTGATGAAGCTAAGATAGCTAAGTTCAAAGAGAATGCTGTTCGTGATAATGCAGTGCTGTTCTTGCCACATGTCAATTACTCAGCTGATTACACACTTCGAAAGGTTGAAGGTGAGGTGGTAATTCAGGAAGGATTAAGCTCAATCAAAGGAATTGGTGAAAAGGCAGCCACAGCAATTGAAGAGGAACGAAAAGCTCATGGTGTGTTTACAAGCTTTGATGACTTCTACGATAGATGTAAATCAAGGACTGTCACATCAAGAGTTATTCAGATTCTGAAAGAGCAAGGAGCTTTGGAGTTCAACAAGCGGATTTACATCAATCGTGTGACTAAATACAACAGTACGTTGTATGCAAAATCAAATCAACGATAAAGTTAAAATTTGGGGTGTACAACCTTTGGTCAATATGGTATAATATAATCAGAGGATAAATAATACATCCTAAATTTTATGAGTGTTTGGAGGAACGAAAAATGTACGAATTTTTGAATTTACACCCTCAAGGCAAGCTGGTTGGTGATTGCGCAAAGAGAGCAATTGCTGCAGTTGAAAATCGAGATTATATGGAGGTTCAAAGAGAACTTAATCGTTTGAAGAAAGAAACTGGTTGTAAGTCTTTCAATGATGATAAGAATCTGAAAACATATGTTGCAAAACATAGTTATTATAAGCTTAGTTTTCCAGCTATTAAAGGTGAACCTCGAATGAATGGTAAACGATTCTGTGAAGCATATCCAAGGGGACGATACATTCTTAATATGGCAGGGCATTGGACATGCTGCATTGATGGTATAATCTATGATACATGGGATTGCTCAGAGAAATGTGTATATACGGCGTGGAAATACCTGCCGGTTAAATAAATGAAAATGGAGGGCGGTCACAGGTTGGCCGCCTATCCAAGTAATTGGAGGTAAATTAAGTGTCTAAATGCAATAAGGAAGCTATTATTAAGCTTTGCAATGATATTAACAAAAAGGAAGGCGAAGGTGCTATATATTCAATCGGTTCAAAACACGCTAACCTCAAAATCAATCGTTGGTCAACTGGTATTGAGGACCTTGATGCAATCATTGGTGGTGGAATGCCTGAGGGTCGTGTTATAGAAATATTTGGTCCAGAAGGCTCGGGTAAAACTACATTACTTTATCATTTATGTGGACTTCATCAATTGTGTTTGGACATCCCAATTGAAGGCACATTCGATGCAGAACGTGCAAAAGTATTTGGTAATAGACCGAAGCAAATGCTGATTTATCGCGCTAAGTATGGTGAAGATGCATTCAATAAAACAATTCAGTTTGCAAAAGCAGGAATCCCTCTTATTGGTATTGATAGTGTGCCAAGTATGGTACCAAAGGAAGATGCTGAAAAGGTTCTTAAGTCTGCTGAAAAGGATTCGATTGAAGAACAGCGAATTGGTGGTACAGCAAGGCTGATGAATAAGTACTTACCTACAATTGAGGAAATCATTGAGGTGACAGGAACAACACTAATCTTCATCAATCAGGTAAGAGATAAGATGAATGCAATGCTGTTTGGTGAAAAGACAGATACGCCTGGAGGACGTAAGCTTAAGCATGCATGTTCATTACGTATTCAGGTAGCAAGAAAAGCCTGGATTGAGATTCCGAATAAGAATCCATGCAATTCAGCTACAACAGAGAAGATTGGCTTGATTATGAAGTGTAAGGTGGTCAAGTCAAAGGTAAGTAACCCGATGGGTGAATGCGAAATACCATTATTCTTTGATAGAGGCTTTGTAAGTTTTGATGATGTTAAGTCAATCAGAAAAGAAATCATGGCACAAAGAGCTCAGCAGTTTGGTAAGCGCATTCCGAAAGAGTTCTTAGAAGAGGAGGACGACTAATATGACAAAAAATCAGAATCGTGACCCTGTCAATCATCCTTCACATTATACTCAGAATAAGTTTGAGTCGATTGATGAAATGATGATTGCTTTTGGTCCTGAAGCTGTTTACCACTTCTGTATTTGCAATGCTTGGAAGTATAAGAACAGAGCCCCATACAAAGGAAACTTTGAAGAGGATATGAAGAAAGCTGATTGGTATCTCACAAAGGCAAAGGAAATTAAAAGGGGGAACTTATGGCAAGAATAACAAAGGACGAGTATTATCTTGGCATAGCCCTTGCAGTTTCCAAACGAAGCACATGTCTCAAACGCCATTATGGTTGTGTTATTGTTAAGGATGACATTATCATTGCTACTGGTTACAATGGTAGTCCAAGAGGCGAAGAAAACTGTTGTGACAGAGGCACATGCAAAAGAGCAAATGCTGAGAGGTATTCAGGATACGAAAGTTGTGATAGTGTTCATGCAGAACAGAATGCACTGATTGCTACAAGTCGAGAACGATTGATTGGTGCTACGGTTTATTTGGCATGTGAAGAATACGGATTGGATAAAGCAAAGTCCGATTTATGGGACGAAGAAATTATTGACTTCCATGAGGATAAGAATCCAGTTCCTTGTGGTATTTGCTCACGAATGCTTAAGAATGCAGGTATTGTTCGTGTAGTAAATAGGAGTGGAGATGTATGTTTGTAAACATACCAAAGGAGGTGAGATGACAATGGGTCTTATTGATAACATAAAGAGAGAAGCTCAAGGAAACAAAACAAAGATTCAGAGTACTGACGCTGCTGTACTTGAGAAAATCTTCAATGCTATGTTCTACCTTGACAAGAACATTGAGGAGGAAACCAAATTCGTAAAGCAGGTTATGACAAGAGGCCTTGAATCTCAGGAACGTGTTGGTCTTCATGCATCAGCAATGTTGGTTGGCGAAAAGGACTTTTGCTTAAGAGCTCAAGTTCTCAGTCTGATTTACAAGCAGCTACAAGGTCAGCAAACTCCTGTTGGTCTTATGCGTATCTTTGAGCAAGGTAATGCAATTCATGAGAAGTGGCAAAGACTTTTTATTAGAGCTGGTTATGGTAAAGCAAAAGATATGGACTACACAAGATATTGTGATGATTATATGCTTAGCTACACACCTGATATTGATTGCTTGATTCCTGAGTTCTTTGAAGGAAGAATGATTGGTGAGATTAAGTCAGTCAATACATATCAGTTTCAGAAGATGACGCATCATCCTTCAGCCTGGAAGCAATGCCAGTGGTACATGCATCTGTGTATTAAGAAGGCAAAGGAATCTGGCAAGTGGAATGGTAAAGACTATACTAAAGGCTTTGTGCTTTCTGAGGATAAGAACACTCAGGACTTTAAGATTGAGGTATATGACTATGACCCAACTAAGATTGAGCCTTTTGCTGGTAGAGCAGAATCTATTATGTTCCATTATGACCGTGTGTTTGAAGAGCATAAGATGGTTGGTAGGCCAAAGGATGCAAACAGTCCTACATGCAAACGCTGTAAAGAATGTTTTATGCGTGAAGCTTGTTGGAATATAGGAAAAGGAAAGGTCAGGCTTTAAGAGGTCACCAGAAGGTCCCAGAATGTCACCAGATTGATTCAAATATAAAAGGTATATAAATATATATCTTTATAATTAAAATTCATTCTGGACCATTCTGGAATCCCTGGAGTATATCATTAAAATCAAGGAGGGATTGGCGTGGGTAGACCTTATAAATATCAGAAGGTCATCATAGGCATAGACCAATCATATAAGAACGCTGGTATTAGTATTGCAGCAGATAGGAAGCTTGTAAAAGTACGAAGTCTTCAGCTAGATAGCTACAAAACGAATAGTGATAAGAGGAGGGCATTGAGTAATACGCTTGATGGTCTCCTTAAGGCAGTTTGTCCAAAAGCCAGAGAAGTTGTTTGTATCATTGAGCGTATCAGACTTCGTTCTCAAGGCTTTCTCAATATCGATTACATAAAGTCTATTGGTGCCCTAAACAGTGTCATAGTAGACAAATGTCATGAGTATTGTGTCCCAGTCTATAGTGTAGATACAAGGTGCTGGAAAGCTCAAGTAATAGGGACCAGTAAACCAATGCCAAATAAGTTTGGAGTTCCAGAAGAGAAGTGGCCTACAGTTAAATGGCTACTAAAGCAGGGATGGGAGGATAGCATCTTAATCCCAATAGAGGGCAGAAAGACCAAAGGCACATTCATACGCCAGGGAAAGAAATATATGTACAACAACGATGCTGCAGATAGTGCAGGAATAGCTATGTTTGGTTTTGTAGGAGACCAAGACAAACTTAAGGAGGAAAAGTAGCATGTCAATTAAGTGCTGTAAAGATTGTGTGCCTCCAACAAGGTACCCAGGATGTCATGCTAAGTGTGAGCAGTACAAAGCAGAGAAAGCTAAATGGGAAGAGGAAAAGGCTAAAGCTAGATGTACTTACAATAGCATATTATATCCAAGTGACTTTGAGATGCTAGCATGTATGCACAGATCTCGTAAAGACAAACGTCGTAGGTAGCTATTTCTTTCTTTATATATTTCTTTATATATTTCTTTCTTTTAAAATAAACTAACTAAAATATTTTTACACAGGATATGTACAAATCAAAATCCTTGTGGTATAATAATTATAGTGGTTAAGGTATAACACACAAATCCTTAGAGGAGGAAACAAAGATGAGAGCAAATCAAATCACAGACAAAACTGAAGTTGTTGAGTATGATAGCTTACATGAATTTTACGAGTATCTGATTCACACACCATTTAACGATGCATTCTGTTGGGCTAAGCATTCTAGTGTTGATGGTAACTACTACTTCACAAAAACGAGAGATTTTAGTGAAGCAGTTGAGTTGTTTAAGAATGGCTGGTCAGATATGGCAACCAAGTTAGTTCAGAAGCTCAAGGTAATTGAGAGCAAAACAGAGCCGATGATGAAGCCTAAAAACGTTCTTGGTGTTGCAGGTTATCAAGCAATCGTTCCCTTGTATCTGCAAGGTGTACCAAATAACATGGTCACAAAGAAAATGATACCTGTAAAGCAGAAAGTCATTACCCTGAATAAATCAATCGACTACAATGGTGGTGTAAGTGCAGACCAGATAATCGAAGAGAGCATTAAGGCAATGCAGATTGTCAAGAAGCTTGAGGCTCAAGGTTACAGATGCAATCTGAACATCGTGCTTGGTACAACTGCTGGTCATCCTTCAAAACAGTTCGTTGTGAAAGTGAGAATCAAATCGGCAAACGAAAAGCTGAATGTTTCAAAACTGGCATTCCCATTGGTTCATCCGTCAATGCTTCGTCGTTTGTTCTTCAGATTCATTGAGGTTTATCCACATGTAACGAAGAGTTTTGTGCGTGGTTATGGAACTCCTGCTACATCAAGTGAGATGCGTAACATTTTCAAAGGTGAGTATCTGCTGCCTAACTTCATTAAGAAGGACGTAAACACAATCAAAACAATCGACGACCTTGAGAATATCTAAACTGATTGGGAGGGCACATCGCAGAACTAGAATCATAACACAATTGGCTGACCTATCGGCAAGACGGGGAGAAAAGGAAAACCACATATGACATTTAAAGAAAAGCTCATGGAGACTCTGGAACTGACCGGAATTACTCTTGACGAGTTTGTTGAGGAAACCGGTTACAACCGCAAGACAGTATTAAATTGGCTGAGGCAGAACCAGAAACCGAGAGTGCTCAGTGAGATCTGCAAGATGCTTGATCTCGAAGAGGACTATTTTGATGAGTGTTTCAAATGAGAGTGGAAACATTATCGCTGGAGACGAGGAGGAGGAAAAAAAGATGCTGTTAGACGTTGTAAAGATCATCATGGACGAGAAGGGAATTGGAGACGGTGAGAAGCTGAGGCTGATTGAGAAGATCATGGATCTGTCCGATCAGAAGTCAGCAGAAGAAAAACAGGCAGGGGTTAAGATCCCGCCGATGTGCCAGAGGAATAACAGAATATGATCGAAATTAAGAGTATGTATTATCCGAGCGAAGAAATGATAAATCGCGTCAATGATGCGGTAGATACGCTGGTGGATTATTGTGAAAGAATGAAGCACGCCTGCTACAGATGCTGTTTTTATGGCCTTTGCCATGGATGCCTCAGGATACAGGATATGCAGGAAGAGATCAGGAGGAAGAAAACATGAAATACTATGAAAGCAAGCCATTTTCAAACGGCACTGAATACGAAGTGTTTTTATACAATTTTTGAAAAACTTTTGCAAAAAGTGTGTACAAACTCCTATTTATGTGGTATTATAATATCATAAGGTACATAAAGCCTACGAACAAATCACAAAGTTTTCAGTTGAAAAGGAGAAAAACATTATGATGACAAAAGTAAATTTCGAAGTTATCAAGATTGAAAAGGCAATGAAGCATGGTTGTGTAGTTGTTACACTTAAGTTTGAAGGTTCAAGCAAAGAGTACACTTATGTGCGTAAAGCATACAAAAACACGACAGTAATTGATGGTTGCAGAATTTACTTCAATGCAAACTATCAGGTAGAAAAGGTTGAGCGTGAATACGAAACCAAAGGCATTAAGAAACTGTCCACTGTCAAGCAGGTAGGTACCACATCAACCAAAATTAAGAACGAAATCGAGAACAAAGGCATTGAGATTCCTAAAGCTCAGATTCCTGAGGTCAAAGCTCAGATTCCTGAGGTCAAAGGTGAAGTTCATCATGACAGATACGATGAAATCAAGTGCTGTTTGGAATGCAACATTCCGGTTTACCTTGCTGGTCCTGCTGGTTCTGGTAAGAATCACACAGTTGAGCAGATTGCAAAGGAACTTGGTTGGAACTTCTACTTCAGTAATTCAGTTCAGCAGGAATACAAACTCACAGGATTCATTGATGCAGGTGGAAAGTTCCACGAAACAGAGTTCTACAAGGCTTGCACAGATGAAAATGAATGCATCTTCTTCCTGGATGAAATGGATGCTTCAATCCCTGAGGTTCTGGTTCTTCTTAATGCAGCAATTGCTAATGGTTACTTTGAGTTCCCTAACGGTCGAGTTGATTTTAACCATGTGCACTTCGTAGCTGCTGGTAATACCGTAGGAAACGGTGCAGATGACATGTACACAGGCCGTATGGTTCTGGACCAGGCAACACTTGATAGATTCGCAATCATTGAGTTTGATTACTGTTTGAAAATTGAAATGGCAATCACTCATAACAATACAGAGCTGGTTGAGTTCATCCATCAGATGCGTAAGGAAGCTGAGAGCAAAGGAATCAGAGCCACATTCTCTTACAGATGTATGACAATGATTACCAAGCTTGAAGCTAAGGGCATGAACTTAGAAATGGCAATGAAGATTAGCATTGTTAAGGGATTGGACAAGGACACAATCAATACTTTCAATCCAAGCGGAAGCACCAAATACCACAATGCACTCAAAAAAATCCAGATGGCTGCTTAATGCAGCCTCTGGTATTTATTGGGCTATCGCCAAATGGTAAGGCACGGGACTTTGACTCCTGCATTCGTTGGTTCGAATCCAACTAGCCCAGTTTATCAGATTGATCCAGATTGATCCAGAATGAATTTAATATATAGTCTATATAAATATATGGTTTATTAAGTAAAATCAATCCTGATTGATCTGGAGACCTCAGAAGAGGACAATAAATATCAATGCAGAAGGAGGAATAAATATGCCAAATAAAAAAGGAAAAGTGCTGATAAATGTTAACGACATCATCGGCAAGCGCTCAGGTAAGCTTGAAGTCATAAGCTATGCAGGACATCGTTATGATGCAACTCTTGGTGGTGATAAAATGCGTCACTACTACAGAGTACGCTGTGATTGTGGTACAGAAAAGCTGGTACAGAGAGGACAGCTTACAAGCGGTATTGTTCATAGCTGCGGTTGTGGAAGAAGGGGAAGAAGGAGGGGAAAACGTTGATTAAGATGCGAAATAATACCAAGCCCGATGCAATCTGCTGTGAATGTGGTGAAAGTCAAAAAGAAGTTCTGAATATGTTTGACTTGTGCATCGGTGGTAACATCTTTACAATATGTGATGCATGCAATGAAAAGCTGTTTAATAAATGCTTAAGTGCAGAATGTTTGAAGAATGGTAGAGTAAAATCACAAAGAGACATGGCAATCATTCGTAAGCGTAAAACTAAAATCGGCCTCCGCTCTGGAGGTAAATATAAATGATAGACTTCAGTAAGATGCCATGTTTATATTGGAGCGACGTAACTAAGATTAGTTATTTGCAAAGGCGCATAATCGTATACAGCATTATGTATTACGAACAAAATGAGAGCTGTGTGTCTGACCAATATTACGACAGCATATCCCATCAATTGGTTGAGTTGCAAAGAGCATGTGATCCTGCAGAGTTCAGGCGTTCAACATACTACTATGCAATGTATGATTTTGATGGTAGTACAGGTTTTGACATTCCGTCAAAGCTAACTAAATACGATCGTGAGTATCTGACAAACATCGCATCTCATGTGTACAAGCAATGGAAGGATTCGACCACAATGGAACAAAGAAGGAGGGCACTAAATGCTAACACTAAAGGATTTAGATAATCGAGTTTACAGTGGTAAGATTTGCTCAGAGTTTAGCTACATTCTGAAAGACGATAAAAGGAAACCAAAGTTCAGGGCAAACTTTACAAGAGGTCAGGAAGAAAATGAATGGCAAATGCGTATTGTGTTAGACAGAACACGAGATGCTGATAGTCAGGTATACACATTCGGGTATATCATGCCTAAGTCAAACCTGCCGCTTGAGCTGATTGCAGCAACTGGTCTCAAATACTTTCAGCTATATCTTAAGGAAGAGATACAAACCAAGTCTGAATATGACTTTATGCTTGGCGATGTGTTAAAGGGTATGTAAGCATGAAGAGGACAGGGAAGTTTTATCGTCGTAATGAAGCAGAAGTTATGAAAAGTCTTGGCTTGAAACCTACGCCGAATTCTGGTTCAGGGTGGATTGTCAAGGAAGACGGTCAATCAGAAGAAGTTATATGTCAGTTAAAATCAACTGATGCAAATAGTATTAGGGTTAATAAAAAAGACTTAGATGTATTAAGCTACAATGCTGCAGTAGCTCATAAGTTACCTGTGTTTGCAATACAGTTTCTGCAGTCCAATGAGGTTTATCTACTAATTAAGCCAGAAATGCTTTGTGAAGCAGCTAAGTACATAGAAACAGGAGAATACGAATCAGCAAATGAGTTTGTTGGTATCGATTTAAGTGAGCATGAAGATACGACTACTGTTGGTGGTAAAACTATCAAATCAAGCTCAAGAGCACGTAAGCAATTCAACGAAGAAAATGAGAAACGATTCAAAAAAGAAAAGAGGTCAGCAACATGAAAGTAAAGGTCAAAGAGGTAGTGAAATACGGTGGCCACAGCTTATCAGCTAATGGTTCAGTTAACTTCACACTTAAGGCTCAGTATTCTGAGCTTTCCAATACGATTCAGCTTATGCAGATGCTCAATAATGATGTGAGTATCAAAGCTAAAATCCCTGGTGGCAGTCCTATGAAGCTTGGATTCTTCAGGGTAAAGCAGATTGTCATCGATGGTGATGGTGAATCCATAATCAAGTTCAATGGTCTTAATGACTACATCGAAATGGACAATCTGAATTTGCTTCCTTTGAACTCTGACGAAAACAAAGAGTTTGTTGTTCTTATGGAGGCTGAAATCGAAACAGACGAAATGGAGGATATTGAAGATGGCGAAGAGTAAGATTGAGTACCATGAGCTTTCCAGAGCTAAGGTAACCGATTCAAGGAACATTGTTATTTCTAATTGTTCCAAAGGCGGCTTCACAATTGCTCAGCAGCTTGAGGCCAAGGAAAATGACAAGACTACTTCGGTATTCATGAAAGGTGCATTCCATGTTGAAGATATTCATGGACTTTACAACCTTAGAGATGCAGTAAATCTTGCAATTAAAATTTCTGAAGAAAATTCCGAAGATTCAGATGCATGGGACGAGTAAAAAAAGTTCAAAATATTTTCAAAAACTTTCAAAAAGCCTATGTACAAATGGTAAGTAACCTGGTATAATAATATCATAAAATAAATAATATCACAAGGTACAGGAAACCTAAAAATAAAGTGGTCTAGGAGGACAAAAAAATGAAAAACACATACGAATATTATTATCAGGAGCTTCCAATGAGTAAAATCATTGCAGTAGAAAATGAAATTGAAAAAAGACTTTATGCAGAAGAATTAAAGCTTGCTACAAAGTGCGATCCAGGTGCAGCTTATATTACACTGAATATGAAAAACGGTAGTACATTATATGTTGCAAGAGCACAGAAATGGAATGGTAAAAGTTACACAAAGCATGTTCAGCTACTCAATAGTGATTTGGAAGTATTGGCTAGTAATGAGTATGAAGAGGATGAAGAATATCCACTGATGATGATTGCAGTTAAGATATTAAGATCATCAAAATAAGAATCTAAAAATACTTCGGTATTTAGAGATAGAAGTCCTGAGTTCAGGAGAAACATCAATCAAAAATCAAAACATGAAAAGGAGAGATTAAAAATGGCAAAGAATTACACTTTCAATGAAGCGGTTAAGATTATCGCAAAAGGAACTGATCTGGAGGCAATTACCGACATCGGTAGACGTTATCCGGTTCTGGCACACAAGATTGCAGTTGTTACTGCTAAGGCTGGTGAGGAGTTTGTTGACCTTATGGGTTACATGCCTGATTACCTCACTGCAAACAAAGTGAATACAGCTATCAAAGCTGGTATCGCTGAATCTGGTTCTAATGAGGATGCTGAGGACACTGAAGCTGAAGCTACTACCGAAGATGCAGGTGAGGAGGATGTAACTGAGGCTGTTCAGTGGGATGAGTCCATGAGTGCTAAGCGGCTTTGGGACATCCTTGGTAAGGCTGGCAAGAGAAAGCTTGCTAAGTCTACAAAGAAAGCTGACCTGATTGAGGCTTGCAAGCAGGCTTTCGGTGCAAGTGCTACTGAGGATGATGAAGCCGAGACCGAAGAAGCTGAGACTGAAGCAAATCCTTATAATGGTAAGTCTGCTATGGAGCTTTTTAAGGAGTGCAAAGCTCGTAAGATTAAGGCAGCTCCTAAGAAGCCTGCTAAGTTCTACGCTGACCTGCTTATTAAGGACGATGCTGCAAAAGCTAAGGCTGCTGAAGCTGAATCTGAGGAAGATGACGACTGGGACATTTAATGTTCAGTCGGTATATGAATCCGCCTCAATAGATAGCCGTAAGCTGGGTATGTGTGAGAGGCATGTACCCAGCTTATACTTGTTTTAAGGAGGTACAAGCTGTATATGAAAACAGAACAAATTCTAAACCTTGACTACAGAAAAGAAGAAAGTCAAGAGATAATTCAGAAGGTGCTGAGGAAAATCAAACCACTTTCTAAATACTCAGATGAGAGTGATGTTCCTATTGAAGCAATTGAAAAGCTCGTTCGTGTGTTGGTTCAAAAATATGAAATCACACCACAATGGATGACAATGTCGTATTTCGAACCGATTCTTGGTATTTACTCAATCGGTGTAAAAACAACAACCGAGCATGAATGGTTGGGAACAGTCTATGGCATGTGTCTGTATGAGGTATTTGCTAAGCTGGCAATTAAGATGTATTCTGAAGTAAAGTCTGGCAAAATACCGGTAAGGACAGCTACCAAGGAAGAAAAGGAAAGAGAACGACTTGCAAAGAAAGCTGATGCTAAAATGACTGAAGCTGAAGATGATGAAGAAGATTGGAGTTAAGGAGGAAGAAACATTGAGAGTAAGAATCTTTACAGATGGTGCTTGCTCAGAAAATCCTGGCCCAGGTGGATGGGCTGCAGTCTTCAATACAGCAAGCAAATGCTCAACGATTAGTGGTAATGAAAAGATGACAACAAATAATCGTATGGAACTTAAAGCTGTAATTGAAGCATTTAAGAAGGTACTGAGTAAGAATCTAAGTGATGCCGAATATGAGTTGTATTCTGACAGTGCTTATGTTGTTAACTCAATCAATAATGGCTGGATTGATAAATGGCAGCAAAACAATTGGAAGACAACTAAAAACGATGATGTGAAGAATAGAGATTTGTGGGAAGAACTTGCATTCCTAAGAAGCAGAACAAGGTCTCTTGGTATTTACATAAAAATCATAAAGATTAAAGGTCATGCCGGCAACACCTTCAATGAGCTGGTTGATAAGCTAGCTAAAGAGGAATCACTCAAAGCAAAGGAAGGTGTTGACTATGATTAAGTACTCAAGAGAGTTTTACAAGAAATCATTCACAGCCGATACAATGAAATCGGCATACATGTCGGCTGTGAAATGGTATTCAACAAATGTATTAAGTAAAGCTGAATTTGTCAATGTTCAGGTGCAATTTATTAAAGAGAACAAAGGCGAATATCCAACTATTACGATACATTTGTTTGCAGTTCAGGACGGAGAAAACGATGTAATGTCTCAGCATTGTCAGTGCTGTAGAGAGATGCATCACAGCTTCTTCATAAACGAGGACACACATTGTAGTAGATGCAGTGCTGCTGGTTTTCAAAGACGTCTTGAAGAAAAGATAAATATAAAAATGAACTACTACAAAGAAATGCTTAGAAAGCGATTGGAGGAATAAAAATAAACATGAAGAGATTCTTTAGTATTATGGGTGCAATCATTGTTGATGCTGTACGAGCTGTTGATTATTTCATTATAAGCAACCTTAGAAACTTTGCTTGGATTTTGAATTTCATTCTTCCGTATCTGATGTATATCATTGGTCAGAATGTATGTGTAACAAGAGGTTACCTTGGTGTAGGTGGTGAGCTGTTCATACCGGTTGTATTTTGTGTGATTACATACGTACTTCGTTCTTACGCAAATAAGATTGGTAAGGGTACAACCATTCCGGTACCTGATAAGAGATTCACTGAAGTTGATGACTATGGTGAGGTATCTATTCCGAGCAATCGTATTCAGGAATTAATTCTGTACTTGGCTGACCTTGAGGACTGGCTTGAACGTAAAGGCCTGTTATAGTCCAGAAGCTTCCAGATGGCCCCAGATTTAATTTTAATTATATTAAGATAAGGAAATATATATCCTATAAATAAAAATCAATCTGGGGTCATTCTGGAATCCCTGGTGATATACTAAAAAGTAAAGGAGGAAATCAAATGGCAGCATGGGAATACTTTACTAGTCAAAAACAATGGGAAGCTTATCTTAAGGACTTGTTAAAGACTAACGACAAAGCATTACTCAGAGCTATTGTATTGATATACGACAATCAAACGCCTGAAGAAAAAGACAAAGGCGAAAGTATTGAGAATAACTGTGTTGGTTTTAATAAAATAGATGCCAAAGAGATGGGAGACATTGCAAGAAAGATAAAAGCCAATAAGGCACTAACAAAAGGGGAACTTGCTAAATCACGTAACAAAATGCAGAAATATTGGAAGCAATTGATGATTATCAGCAAGAAGCAAACAGAAGCCAAGAAATTGCAGGAGCAAAAGGAATTAGAAGCCAAAATGATAGAAGAGGAATTGGCAGCTCAGAAAGAAGATGCAGAAAAGCTTGAGAGATTCAGACAGGACATTGAGATATTACGTAAGTGTTCAGAAGAAGGAATATCATGTGAGTATGGCATTTGTGATGAGTGTCCTATCACAACTGGTTTTCAACTAAGGTTTAAGTGTTAAGAGGAACGGAGAAACAACATGAAAAAGTCACAATATATTAAGCAAAGACGCATTCAGCAAAGAAATCTTGAAAGGGCAACATGCAAGAATCTGGTATGGCATATAATTATTATTACTATTATAATGATTATAGCATATTATAATAATTACAGCATCATTATGTAACATGCAACAAAAAGCAAATAAAGCTGAACAGAAAGAAGCTTGCGATGAAGATAACTGGCACAGCAGAAATCTTGAGTTTCTATACGAATCAGAAGGAATCAGATTTTATAAGTAAGGAGTAAATTTAAGTGGCAAACGAAAATATTCAGGTTGAAATTCTTAGGAATCCAACCAAAGCAGACTGGGCAAGGTGTAAAGAACTGGCACTGAATACCATGGGTAAGAAGTATGCCGGTAAAGAGGTGACCGATGAGTGGAAGAGACAGATTCTTAAAGCTCAGCATTCACCTATCAGAACGTTGATGTTCACAATCAGGTTGACTATTCCGTATTTTGCATCAGTGCATCTGGTACGTCATAAGATTGGTATTGAGCATTATGTTCAGTCTCAAAGGAACGACAGGCAAACTATGTATGACAGAGAATTGGCACCGCAGAATGCAATGGTAAGTCACATCATTGATGTAAACGCAGAACAGCTCATGTTCATGTCACATCGCAGACTGTGTGGTATGGCTGATGCAACTACCAGATACATCATGACACAAATCTGTAAGGAGGTTGAAAAGGTCAATCCTGAATTTAAGGGCTTCCTTATTCCTATGTGTGAATATCGTCATGAGTGTCCAGAGTTTAAGAGCTGTGGCTACTATAAGGAGCACAACAATGAATCAGTAAAGGATGCATGATAATCCCAGGATAATCCAGAATGACTTCTGGTTAACTTTATTGAATATTTAATATAAATATATATAAAATAAATTGGATTCATTCTGGATTATCTGGTGACCTTCTGGAATGGCCTTAAAATAAATCAGCCTGATGCTGATAAAATAAAATTGAAAAATCTTCAAAAACTTTTAAGAAAAGGGTGTACAAACCTATTTGATTATGGTATAATTTAATCAAGCAAATAACAAACCAAATAAAATGTCTAGGAGATGGAAAAGGTAAAATGAAGACAAGTTATTTTGGAAGAGTAAATTCAAAAGCTTTTCGTGACAGAGATTTACGATTAGTAAGTATTGCAAGAAGTGCAAAGTACTTTCATGGAGAAAGATATCCGGCATTGTTTCCAACGTGGGATATGATTCATATGACCGATGAGGAAGAATATGAAAAAGCATATCGCGAACAAATACTTAGTAAACTTGACCCGATGAAGGTTTGGGAAGATTTACATGATGCAGTTATTTTATGTCATGAAAGTATGGATAAAATTGAGAAGGGAGAAACCTTCTGTCATCGTCATATTGTTGCAAGATGGTTAGAAGAAGAACTTTGGCTAAGAGGAATTGATGTTGAAATTCCTGAGTTAAGAGATGACAAGAAAGACTTGAAGAAAATCTTGAAAAATAACAGGTAATTAAAATTATTTTAAGCGTTAATACGATAGGGTAGCCAGAAATGGCTGCCTTGTTCGTGTTTATAGGAAATTAAAGCGAGGAAAATGAAAATGATGGAAGCATTGTTTGTGGTGGCAGAAATGCAAGAAGCCCAATCTTTGATTGAGCACTATAAAATGAAAAAGCAAGAGCTAAGTTGCATGAATTTGTGGTCAAATGATGTTTTTCAGCTGATAGTCACAGGTGCTGGTGTAAATAATGTAATAAGCTCGTTATCAAAAGCCATAAGTTTAGGAATCTTGAATTCGGATGTTAACATTATCAATGTTGGATACGCAGGTGCAAAAGGAATCGATGTTGGTTGTGTTGTAAATGTAAAAGCGTGTAGTTGTTTTGAATTTCCGACAAAAGCAAATACAAGCGTTAAAAATCATGTGAAGCTATCTGACGAAGGATATAATTGCTATACAAGCATTGATTTTGTTGAGAAAGCAGACAACGTTGAAGAAAAAGCTTTGTTTGATATGGAGCTTGCATATATTGCAAGATTTGTGTATAGAAGTCTTTATTCTATTAAAATCGTATCTGATAATTTGGATTATGATGACTTCAAAGAGTTTAATGGAGAAGAATCTTGGAAGAAAGCCATAGATAAAATTGAGGAAAGGAGGAAAGCTAGTGTTTCAGGGTACATTACCGCATAGAGCGATAAATATCATCGGGAATATCGTTAAAGAATGGAATGTAAAAAGGGTATATGTTGGTTGCTCAGGCAATTTCACGATTGAGCGTTCTATTAGTGGATTCCTTGACTGTAAGATTACGAGTAATGACGTGACTATTTATAGCTCGTACATTGGTAAGTATTTCTCAGGTCAGAGCTTGGAAGAACTGAAAATTAAAGACGATTACGATGGTGAGTGTAACTTTCTGAGAGATTATATGAATAACGATACAGAGAAAGTAGCAACAATGATGTTAGCGTCTGATATTCTGCCATATTCAATGCATAATGACCAGTATAGTAAACGTATGATGCGAGGATATAAAGAACAGTATTCAAGAATGCATAGTGATTTGTGTAAAAAACTTGAAGGAATGAAGACAAACATTGATACATTTTATCATGGCGATGTAATGAAAATGATTGATGAAATACCTGCAGATTGTGGGTTTATCAGTTTCCCTCCATTTTTCAAAGGTGGCTATGAAAGAATGTGGAAGGAGATTGAAAATTTCTTTGAGTATACAGAACCTGATTATGAGATGTTTGACCCTGATGTGCATATTGCTGAGTTTTGTCATAAAGTAAGCAGGTTGGATAATTTTGTCATTGGAACAGAAAGACCAGTTGAAGAGCTTGAACAATACTTCAATGGCACGTTAAATACAGGACCGAATAAACTGATTTACTTTTATAGTAAGACAGATAAAAAGCATTATGTAAGGCAAGGAGTAAGGGCAACGGATGCTAAGCCCATCATTAGAATTGGTAAGCATGATGTAATTACAGAAAATATTGCAATTGCACCTATCACTATTGACCAATTTCAAGAATTAAGGTCATTATACTTGAGTACGAATGTTACGAAAGTAGGAACGCCTATAGCAAGTTATGGTTTATTTTGTGAAGATAAGTTATTTGGTGTATTTGCTTTTGGTAGTAGTTACATGCTTAAAGGAAGTGAAAAGCTTGAGAAGCCCACTGTATATTTGATGACTGATTTTTCGATTAGACCTACGTGTGAAAAGAATTTGAGTAAGCTTGTTCTATATTGTATCTTAAGTAAAGAAGCAAGATTTTTGGCTGAGAAAGTAACAGGTAAGAGAGCAAACAGCATTACAACAAATGCATTTAGTAAGAATCCTGTAAGCATGAAATATCGTGGTTTATTTGAATTATTTGGAAGAAGAGAAATTGAAAAAGACGAAAATGGTAAAGTGAAAAAATGGAATCTGTCTTATGGAGCGCCAATGGGACAGTGGAGTCTTAAGGAGGGATACGAACTATGGAGACGAAAGTCATCAAAGTAGACCCGAGAGAAATAAAGTTGCTCGAGGTAAATGCAAGGTTTATGAATGCTGATGAATTTCAGAGATTGGTTCAAAATATAAAACGTGATGGTTGTTTGACTCAGCTTCCGTTTTGTGTTTATGATGATGATTGGAATTTAGTAGTGTTAAGTGGAAACCATAGAGTTCAGGCGGCTATTGAAGCAGGGCTACAAGAGATAGATGTTCAAGTAACAGAGGAACCATTGACAAAAGACCAGCGTATTGGTATTCAATTAAGTCATAATGCTATCAGTGGTAAAGACGACATGGCTGTATTAAAGCAGTTATATGAGAGTATTGATGATGTGAATATGAAAGCGTATTCTGGATTAGATGATGAGACACTTAAGTTGTTAGATAATATAAGCACTCAAAGTATGTCTTATTCAGGATTGCAATATCAAGTATTGAATATCTTGTTTCTTCCTTCTGAGATTGAAGAGATTAAAGCTGTATTAAAAGATGTTATGAAAGAAGTAAGGTCAAACGAAACGCTTATGTTACGAATGGCTGAATATGACAAGTATCTTGATACAATAAGTGATGTAAGCAAAGCATCACGAATTAGAAATACAGCGGTTGGTTTTATGGCAATGCTTGAGATAGTGAAGAATCACATGTCAGAATTAAAAGAAGTCTGGATTGATGATGCTAAAGATAAAGAGTATGTACCTATTAGTACTATCATTGGTAGGTCAGATATTAAAGCTAAAGATGGACGAATCCTCGATAAAGCGGTTGAAAGATTAATTGCCAAAGGTGAGGTAAAGAAATCAGACAAAGAAGACGCTATAGTGGTTCTTGCTAAAAAATATCTTGAATCTGAAAATAAATTGAAGAAGGGTAAAGGTAAGTAAAATGGGACGCATAAACAGCAGCAAAGTAGATGAGTGGCTTAAAGAAGAAAAGCTCGAGCTTCTTAGCTGTTGGGCAAGAGATTTTACTTTGTCTGATATTGCTAAAAAGATAGGGGTATCTGAGAAGACACTCATCGCATGGAGAAAAACATATCCTGAGATTGAAAAAGCAATTAAGGATGGAAAAGAGATTGTTGATTACAGAGTTGAGAATGCTCTACTTAAAGTAGCATTAGGGTATACAACAACAGATATAAAAACAATAATCAGTCCTCCAGATAGGAATGGAAACAGAGCTATAAGAGTTGAGAAAACAGAAAAAGAAGTTCCACCAAATCCAACAGCTATTATGTGTTGGCTGAATAATAGAAAGCCAGAACAGTGGAAGCGTAATAGAGACATGATGCACACTGAAGATAAAGATAACAATATAGTTGTCAATATCATTCGTAAAGGTGCTAATGATTCTGATGAAGATGAGGACTGGGCTGCTTCTGCAAACACAGGCGTTAAAAAACGTAAATCTAAAAAAGAGAAACCAGAGCCTGATGACTTAAACTACTGGCCTGATGATTGGGAGGATGAGTAAGTATGGAGATTACAAAGGAGGTATCAGAAAGGTTTGCCGACTTTGTGTTTGATTGGTATTATGAGACTTACTTATTGTTGGGTGGATATGGTAGTGGTAAGTCGTATCATGTAGCCTTGAAAATCATTCTTAAGTGTTTAGAAGAAAAGCGTAAAGTTCTTGTAATAAGAGAGGTATATGATACATTGACTGAATCGTGTTATGACCTGTTTAAGGAAATCCTAAATGATATGGATTTGTTAGCTATGGATGATGACAGACGAGTATTCAAAACAAAAGTAAGGGCATTGAAATCACCAATGGAGTTTAAGTTTCCAAACGGAAGTAGAATAATCTTCAAAGGAATGGATAAGCCTGAGAAAGTAAAGTCTTTGAATGGTGTTAGTATTGTATGGTTTGAGGAGTGTAGTGAAATCAAGTATGAAGGTTATAAAGAAATGCTTGGTCGTATTCGTACTCCAAACGTAAGCATGCATTTCATCTTAAGTTGCAATCCGGTAGGAAAAGAGAATTGGGTGTATCGACATTTCTTTGTAAGTTTAGACGAAGAAGGAAGAGAACACGTAATTCTGAACGATGAAGAACTATATGCTAAAAGGACGTTAGTTCACAACGGTGTGTATTATCATCATAGCGTGATGGACGACAATCCTTACTTGCCAGACGCTTATAAGAAACGATTAGAAGAAATCAAGACATATGATTATCCATTGTATCGAGTGGCAAGGTGGGGAAGGTTTGGTCCGAGTGGTACAAGAGTGTTGCCTCAGTTCCATGTAGCAAATAATGCTAAGAAGTTTAAGGATGAAGTAACAAAGCTTGGGCCAAGTGCTCAGTACTTTGGATTTGACTTTGGTTTTGAGGAATCGTATAATGCTGTTATCAGTATGAGTGTGGATTTAAAGAAGTCTATTTTGTATATATGGGATGAGATTTATATGAATCATGTTACTGATGATAAGTTTGCTACGATTGATGAAATGCAGAATCTAAAGAAGAGGTTGAATTCATATAAAGAGCAAGGATTGAATAAGGTTATAGTGGCTGATAATGAGGACCCTAAAGCGATTACATATTATCGTCAGAATGGGTATCAAATTAGAGGTTGCAGAAATAAGTTTGCCGGTAGTCGTTTATCTAATACAAGAAAAGTTAAACGATTTAAGAAAATAATATGTAGCCCTAAGTGTAAGAATGTAATACGTGAGCTTAAGGATTTGACATACTTAAAAAAGCCGAATGGTGATACAGTATATGATGAGTTTAATATTGACCCACACTCTTTCTCAGCTATCTGGTACGCACTTGATACAGTGACAGTTGCTGATGTTAAAGATAAGGGCTTCAATAGTAGAGCTGGTTGATTATGAAAGGAGGAACAAAACTTGTTCAAGAATTGTGTGTTTAAGGCTGATGTGAATACTATTAAGTGGCTTAAGGCTGCTGGTGTTCGTGCAATCAAGACTGTTGCTCAGACTGCTATCGCAACTATTGGTGCTTCTGCTACCATGGGTGAAGTGAATTGGGTAATGGTTGGCAGTGCTAGCCTGCTTGCCGGTGTGGTAAGTATCTTGACTAGTGTTGCTGGCATTCCTGAAGTGAAAGAAGGTGAGTAACATGGCTAAGTGTGATGGCACTAAGAAAGGTACAAGAAAGGTAAAGGAGGCCGAAAGTAATGGGTAAGCAAGGAATCGACATCTCAAATTGGCAAGGCTCAGTTGACTTTAATAAAGTAAAAGCTGATGGCATTCAGTTCTGCATCTTTAGAGAAGGTTATAGACGAGCTATTGACGGCCAGTTCATTGAGTATGTTAAAGGAGCAAAAGCTGCAGGTATTCCTATTCTTGGTGTGTATCATTTCATTTATGTAGATGGTGCAACAATCGCTGAGAATGCAAATACTTGTATTGCTAATATGAAAGCTGCTGGTCTTGACCCAACTAATACCTGGATTTTTGCAGACCTTGAATATGATACATGGACTAAAGCTGGTGTTAAGGTTACCAAGGCATTATGTACTCAGTACACTAAAGAGTTCCTTGACATTCTCAAAGCTGCTGGTTGTAAGAAACTCGGTATCTATTCGAATCTGGATTATTATAAGAACTATTACGATTGGGCTCAGCTTTCTGAGTATCGTAAGAATCTTTGGTTGGCAGATTATACTGGTGGCCCTGATGTTGAGTGTGTAATTCAGCAGACAGGTAGCACAGGTAAGGTAAGCGGAATCAATGGCAATGTTGATATGGACACTCTCTATGAAGAGAGCATGCTTTCTAATGATGGTGGAAAAGAGGACACTAAAGTAGGAGTTACAGCTCAAGATGTATTGAACGTAATGCGTAGTTGGATTGGGTATAGCGAAGCGAATGGTAAGTATATTGAAATTTTGAATGTGTACAACAGTCATAAACCATTGGCTCGTGGCTATGCTATTAAACCAAGCGATGAATGGTGCGATGCTACTGTATCAGCTGCCGCTATTAAAGCAGGAGCAGTTGATTTGATTGGTACTGAGGTTGGTGTTGAAAAGCACGTAGACATCTTTAAGAAGAAAGGCATTTGGATTGAAGATGGTTCGATTAAGCCTCAAGCAGGTGACATTATCGTGTTTAACTGGGACGATAGTTCTCAGCCGAATGACGGTTGGTCTGACCATATTGGTTATGTTGAGCAGGTAAGTGGAAACACAATTACTTGTATTGAAGGAAACATGAGCGAGAGGGTTGGACGAAGAACTATCAATGTAGGATGGGGTTATATTAGAGGATTTGCTCGTCCTAAGTATGCATCTGATGGTGCTGCTCCTAAGCCTAACCCTGATAAGTCTATTAGTGAGGTAGCTCAGGAAGTTATTCAAGGTGCATGGGGTAATGGTGATGCCAGAAAGAATGCGTTAACTGTAGCTGGTTATGACTATGCCGCAGTTCAGGCTGAGGTGAATCGTATTCTTGGTGGTGGAAGTGCTGTACTTAAGAAATCTGTAAATGAACTTGCAAAAGAGGTCATTGCTGGTAAGTGGGGTAACGGAGATGCCCGAAAGACAGCTCTTACAAATGCCGGCTACGACTACGTAAAAGTTCAGGCAAAAGTAAATGAGTTGTGTGCAGGAACGAGTTCATCGTCTGCTGTATATTACACAGTCAAGAAAGGCGATACTCTTTCTAAAATTGCCAATGAATATGGAACTACTGTAAATCAGATTGTGAAGTGGAATAATATTTCTAATCCGAATCTGATTTACGTTGGACAGAAGTTCAGAGTAAAATAAGGAGGTAATGGAAGATGGCTAGTGAAGAAGCTAAGGTCATTAAGGCCGAGAATAGTACTGAAGTCTTGACAGCTTTCAACCGTATTCCTTATGCATTGATAAACGCAGAAGTTTCAGGTGCAGCAAAGGACACATTGGACGAGCTGACACAAATCTGCAAATACTATAAAGTGTATAAGAAAGGTGCAAGTTTTACGGTAGAGGGAACAAACGGTGACTATATACCTGCCAAGCTTAATTATAAGATGGATGCTTCCCTCATCAACAAGGAAGCGAGGTTCCTCTTTGCTGAGCCACCTGACATTACGGTTGAGCCGAAAGGCGATGTTGGTAAGATTACCGAAGATGCAAAGAATGCATTGACAACTATGAACGACTTGGTTAAAACGATTTTGGATGCTAATAACTTTGAAGAAGCTCTTATCAAAGCAGCTAAAGATTGCTTCATTGGTAAGAGAGTTGCCGGTTTGGTAAATTTCAATGAAGAGGATGGGGTGACAATCACATTCCTCCCCTCTACACAGTTTATCTATGACACAAAGATAGGCAATCCGAATATAATAACTAAGTTTGTGTGCTTTATCATTGTAAAGGACAGCATCACATTGAGTGAGAAACGAATCTTCAAAAAGAAGTTTGAGCTTGTCGATGATGTGGTGTATCTGGAAGAGGCAATGTACGATGGTGCTGGAGGTCTGATTGAAGAAGTGACTGAATATCAGGAAACTCTGATGCCTATGATTCCAGTAAGTATCTTCATCAATGATGGTCTGTCTGGTGAGGATAAAGGTGAATCTGAAATTGAGACTCTACAGGATGAAGAATCTTGGTATAGTAAGTTGTCAAATGCAGATATTGATGCTCAGAGAAAATCAATGAATCCTACTAAGTATACTGTGGATATGGAATCAAATTCTACCAAGAATCTTTCTACCGCAGCTGGTGCTTTCTGGGATTTGGGTTCAGACCAGAACTTGGACAAAGCATATCCGCAAGTTGGTTTGCTTGAGCCAAGTATGAACTATAGTTCTTCTCTTGACATTACACTTAAACGAATAAAGAAATCAGCTTATGACCAAGTTGACGTGCCTGATATTGAGGAGGTGCAAGCTACAATCACAAGTGGCAAAGCACTTAAAGCGATTTATTGGCCGCTGATTGTAAGGTGTAAAGAGAAAATGAAGATGTGGGGACCACAGCTCAGAAATATGGTTGACATCATTCTGCAAGGTGCAATGGTTTATCCAAACTGCATTGAGAAATATACAAATGATGTAATTAGTTCTGTTGCATACGAAATTTCTATTGTTGGTAACCTTCCTATCCCTGAGGATGAAATCGAGGAAAAGAACATGGACTTGTCCGAGGTTGAATCTAAGACTATGAGCCGTAAAGCTTATATGAAGAAGTGGAGAGGTCTTACTGATGATGAGGTTCAGGAGGAACTTGAACAGATTGCACTCGAAAGGCAGATGCTTGAGGAAAGCTCATTTGCAGTTAGTGGCGATACTGAGCCATATCCTTCTGGTGATAACAATCCGGAAGAAAAGGTTGAGGACATTGAAGAAATCGATATGACTGAAGAATAAGAAAGGAGGATGCCATAATGGCAGGTAACAAGCTGATATTCAAGAATGCTGAAGAGGCGAGGAATGCTATTATGGCATCCCAAAAAAAAGAGATTGCCAAGCTCTATGAAGATTGGGCAGATGAGATTGGTGAGAGAGCCAAATACTACTCTCACAAATCCACTGCGAGTGCTCCAGTGTCTGAGCGATATTACAGAGAATTGCAGAAGCAATTGAGGCAGACGAGTCAGGAAGTTTCCAATGAAGTTTACAAGAAGATTAAGTCGAATATTTACACTGTTGCTGATGCAGTTGTGTCAGATAATGTTAAGTGGCTAGAGAGCTTCGGCTTTTCTTCTGATGGTTTGAACGCAGCATTCAGTTATGTGCCGCATGAAATTGTACAGAATCTGGTAACCGGTCAAATCTATGACAGTGGTTGGAGTTTGAGCTCTAGAATCTGGGGTGATAATGAACAAACACTCAAAGACATTTATCAGGTTATGGCAAAAGGGCTGGCTGAGAATAAACCTATTTATGAGATTGCTAAGGACCTTGAATCTTATGTAAGACCAAGTGCTAAGTTGCCTTGGAATTTACGAATGGCTGACGGTAAGAAAATCTACAAAAAGCAGGTTGATTACAATGCTCAACGATTGGCAAGGACTTTAGTTCAACATGGGTATCAGCAAAGCTTTATCGCAACCACTCAGAAAAATCCATTTATTACCGAATACGTTTGGAGAAGTAATGGAAGCCGAGTGTGTGAATTATGTAAAGCTCGTGATGGTGTTCATTATAAGAAGACAGAGCTTCCTATGGACCACCCGAATGGAATGTGTACAATGGAACCTGTTGTAGCAGATGATATGATTGACCAGCTTGCAGACTGGTTCAATAGTCCTGATGGGACATATCCTGAAATTGATGCATTTGCTGGTAACTTCGGCTATCAAGCTTCTAAAACTGGTACTGTTCAGGATTTTATTGCCAAGTATGGTATGTCATCCAAGTCACCTTCTTCTTGGTTCAATAGTTTGACACAGATTCAGAAAGCTGAAGCTAAAGCTCTTAAGAACCAGTCCGGTCTTACCTGGAATGAATGGTACGAAAAGAACATCTACAATGGTGATGGTTCTAATCTTGGTGGAAAGAAAAAGATTCAGGCATTTAGTGATGTTCAAGAGAAATATCTTAAGCCGTATGGATTTACCAAGGACAAGATGCCGTATGATTTTGATGATTGGTCTCACAAAGTTAGTTATGAACAAGCAAGCGAAATTCTTAAGAGTATGGGAACAAGCTGGTCTGACCCGCATCCATATCAGCAGCTAATGAAATTCTACAATCAGCATTTGACTGACAAGAACTTCGTTATGAAGACTGCAACGACTACCAAGAAGGTTGCAAGTACTACAAAGACTGTTGGTGCTCAGTTTGATTCTGCTGCTTGGCATCAAGCTATTCGAAATAATAATCTTAGAGAAATGGAATCTTGGTGTGATGATTGGCTTAGAGCAATATCTTCTGCAGAACGAAATGGCGTAGAGATTTATACTGGTTCTGCCTATATCGATATGAATAAATATTTGAGAGGTCAAAGGACGACCACAAGATACGCAGACGAAATTAAGCAAGCTACGGCAGCTCTTAAGAAAGCAAGTCTTCCTGAGGAAGTAATAGTTAGACGTGGTTCTGATTATAATATGCTTGAAGAGCTTGGTCTTGATATTTCAGAAGCGAATAAGGACAGGTTGGTTGGTGGCATCGTTTCCGACAAAGGATTCATGTCAACGAGCCCTGCTTCTGGTGGTGGTTTTAGTAGAGACATTGAATATGTTATAAAGGTTCCAAAAGGAAGCCAAGCAATGTATGTTGATACTATATCACGAAATCGTGGTGAGAAAGAGCTTCTTATAAATAGGGGAGGCAAATACATTATTGATGATGTTGAGTTTGATAGTTATGGTGACGTAAAACGAATATACATGACTTTGAAAAACTTGAAAGGCCCGAAATAAATTTGCAAAAGCCTATGTACAAATTAATCGTGATGTGGTATAATATTTACAGAAGTAAAAGGAGGTGCTACTATGGCAGCAAACAAAAATCTAAGTGCTATTGATGAGAAGTTTCAAAAAGACAAGCTAAGCTTTGGTTTGATAACAAACGATGACTTGGTTTGTAAGGATTGCCGAAATCGTTTCAAAGATGAAGGAATGCCTTGCAACACATCTAAATGTGCCAAGTATGAAGTAAAGCCTGATGAAGTCCTTGATGGAGGTGAGTGTATTGAGTACGATAAAGAAGATAAAGAATAAGATTGCAGGTGCAATATACGGGTTTGCTATTGGTGATGCAATGGGTGCAACCACTGAGTTCATGAATCGTGAGCAAATCAAAAAGCAATATGGTCAGGTGACCGACATCATTGGTGGTGGCTGGCTAAATCTTGAAGCCGGTAAGGTGACTGATGATACCCAAATGACTATCTGTGTTATGGATGCTTTGATGAGTAATATTGAATTATTTGAAGAATATTGCATGTGTAACTTCATTGAATGGTATAGAATGGGACCAAAGGATGTAGGTGGCCAATGTCAAAAAGGAATAGTTTGTGCAATGTCAACAGGTCATTTCATTGAAAAAGATGATGCTGCTCTTGGTAATGGTAGTTTGATGAGAGCTATGCCATGTGCTTTGATAAATAGGCCTGATTTGAATGTGGCACAGGGTAAACTAACCCATAATAATTCAGAATGTTCCCAGATAATTCTGGAGTATACCAGATTGATTCAGAATATATTATATAATAATTTATATACCTATAAAGTAAAATCAATTCTGGAGCCTTCTGGATATATCAGAGATACATTCAATAATTCATTATATTGGGCAAATAAACCGTCATTTGAAAAAGCCATAATTGGTGCCGTAAATGATGGTGGTGATGCAGACACGATAGCTGCTATTACTGGCAGTATTGCAGGAGCAAGATTCGGTTATGATGCTATACCGCAAAGATGGATTGACCAGCTGGATTCTGAGGTCAAAATTTATTTGGAAAAGTTCAAAAATTTTGTATTTTCCTATTTACAAATCTAATTTTGTGTGGTATAATATAAACAAGTGGTTATGTGGACCAATTTCCAAGAAAAGGAGGAAATCAAGTGAGTACAATCGACAGAGAAACAATGTCATTGCTTGTTGAGTGTGAAGATTGCAAAGAAAAATTTCGAATCACAGCAGGTAATGCAGCAAATGCAGTTACTCATAAAAAAGAGTTCAATGTAAATGGGCAATCAATATTTCTCACATATTACGATTGTCCTAAGTGTGGCAGACGCCATTACGTACAAATTGATGACGCAACATCGCTTAATAAACTTAAGGAAGTTTCCAGACAGTTTGTAAAGCTTGCTGTGTTAAAGAAAAAGGGCAAAGAAATTCCACAAAAACAATCGGCAAAATTCAAGAAAGCTCGACAGAACCTGTCTGACTACAGGATGAATCTCATGAAAGAATATACCGGTAAGTTGCTGCACGACAACGAAACGGATTCTGACTTTGTGCTGAGGTTTTCGGTATGAGTCAGGAAAAAGCAATAATCGTGTGTGATGAATGTGGTTATGAGTTTCCTCTTGAATCCGTAAATATACAGGAACAATCTGTAAAATGTGAGAATGAACAGCTATCATTGATATTCTTTACGTGTCCAAAGTGTAATAAGATTTACCGTGTGTTGTTGAAAGATGCACACTACGAAGAACTTAAAGTGGACCTCGAGAAAACAAAAAAGAGAATACGAAGAAATCAGGGTAGCAATAACGTAGAGTTTGCGAGGATGCTAAACAATATGGTGCTTAAGAAAGCTAAAAGGCTGGAAAATCACTGCAAGAAATTATTGGCGAAGTACAATGGGACGTTCACCTTTGTAGCGTCTGAAAACAACTCGAAGGAGATCAAATATCTACCATGAGTATCATGGAGCTTGACTTGAAAGGAGAAAATTCACAATGGCTGAAGAAAAGAAAGACAACCTCACTGAAGAGGAAATTAAAGAGAACGAGGACGTTGAGGACCAGGACGACAACAAGGGTGATTCTGGAAAGTCCGGTAAGGATGATAAATCTGGTAAGGACAAAGGTGGAGACGATAAGGGCAAGTCTGGCAAGACTTTCACCCAGGAGCAGGTAAATAAGATGATGACCCGCGAAAAGAATCAGGGTCGCAGTGCTGCTCTTAAGGAACTTGGTATTGACCCTAAGGACTCCAAGATGGTTGCAATGGTTAAGGCACTTATCGAAAGTCAGAAGACTGATGAGCAGAAGGCTGCCGAAAAGGATGCTGAAAATCAGACCAAAATGAACGAAGCTGAGCAGAGAGCTCAGATTGCTGAAGCTAAAGCTGAAGCTATGATGCTGGGTGTAAAAACTCAGTATGTTGAAGATGTGGTTACTCTTGCGCTTGCAAAGATGACTGAAGATTCTGACCTGAAAACTATTATCGGTGAGTTTAAGACCAAGTACCCTGTTTGGTTCGGTGAATCCGAAGACGATGACAAGGGTGGAAAAAACAAAGAAAAAGGTAAGACTGGTCAGAAGGGAACAGGTTCTTCTGTTAAGACTTCTAAGGAAGTCAAAGGTGAAGAAAAAGGTTTCGGTGCTCGTCTTGCTGCGCAGCGCCGTGGTACTGGTAAAAAGTCCAGCTACTGGGGCAACAACAAATAAGCATAAGGAGGAATAAGAAATGCTGAATAGAAGTGGTGTAACAAAAGAACGGTATACTGCACCAAAACAGATTCTGGCGAACGTAGAGCTTCAGGCTTCTGTCGGTTGTATCGTTCCTGAGAGTCTTGGTGTGCCCGTAGGGCCCAGACTGATTGCAAAGGCTGGTACGCCGATTATAATGTCCCTGATTAGTCGAAAGATTCCAGTCGACGATGCTACGGAGATGGGGACGGCTAATGCAGTGCTTCTCCATGATGTGGATGTGACTGATGGCAAAGCCAATGGTACAGCACTGTATTTCGGTGTAGTAAATCTCAATCGTGTTGACAGTGATGTGGCGGATAAACTGCTCAATCTTAAGGATACTGGCCATGTCATCCTAATCAGGGATCAGGCATTATAATGTACCTGACTAATCTATAGATTCCAGTCGACGATGCTAAGGAAGAAGAGGAGGATAAACAGATGACTATTTTCGATTTAATGCAGAGCACTGAACTCGTTGCATATTGGGAAGAGCTCACTCAGGACGAAGCTCCGTATCCTTGCGAAGAGCTGTTCCCTGATGACAAGAAGCGTGGCATTTCACTCAAGTGGATTAAGGGTAGTAAAGGTCTGCCTGTTGTGCTTAAGACTTCCGCGTTTGATGTACATGCAATTCCTCGTGCACGTATTGGCTTTGAAAAGCTTACTGCAGAGATGCCGTACTTCAAAGAGTCTACATATATCGATGAAGAGCTTCGTCAGGAACTCAATCTTGTTCTTGAGACTGGCAACCAGGCTTACATCGATTCAGTAATGAACAAGATTTTTGACGATGAAACTCGTCTGCTTCGTGGTGCTCGCGCTTCTCGTGAGAGAATGCGTATGATGGCACTCACTACCGGTATTATCTCTATGGCTGCAAATGGCCAGAGCTTTACTTTTGACTATGGTGTAACTCATAAGGGTAATGCGGCTGTATCTTGGTCTAATCATGACACATCTGATCCTATTGAGGACATCAGAGTAGCTAAAGAAAAGATTCAGGACGAGACAGGTGCTGTTATCACTCGTGCTATGTGTGATGGCAAGACTTGGAGAAACATCCGCAACAATGAAAAGATTAAGAAAGCAATCTTCGTTCTTACTAATGGTGCTGGTGCTATTTCTGATAAGCAGCTTCGCCAGTACATTATGGACGAGCTTGAAATCGATGTTGTTGTTAACGACAAGCGTTACAAGGATGAAGCTGGCACAGCTGCTAAGTTTATGCCTGAGAACACTTTCGTCATGTTCCCTGACGGTGACCTTGGTAAGACCTGGTTTGGTACTACTCCTGCTGAATCTGACCTCATGTCTGGTTCTGTTGCGAATGTATCTATCACTGATACCGGTGTTGCCGTTACTACTGTTCAGAAAGCAGACCCTGTTCAGGTTGAGACTATTGTTTCTATGATTTGTCTGCCTTCCTTTGAAGCTGCTGACCAGGTTTACATTCTGGACACTGATGCAAAATAAGCAGAGGAGGACTGAACTATGGTTAAGATTACGAATGGTGTGAATGTGTTTGAAGTAACCAGAGGTGCCTTTGACGGGATTTATTCTCGTCAGGGGTACAAGCTGGTAGACGAGAAGGCTGAAGCTAAAGCTCCTGAAGCACCTGCTGCTCCTGAAAAATCTGAGGATGATATTTTCGTAGAAGAGATTCTCGAAAAGCCTATTTCTCAGTGGAATAAGGAAGAGGTAAAGCGTTTTGCAGCTATTAAGAAGATTGACATCTCCGGTACTAAGAACGCCAACGAAGCTAAGGAGATTATCAAGTCTTTCATTGACGGTGAGTAAGAGGTGAGCCTATGACGGATATTGAAAGAATCAAGAAAGAAGTACGAGAGGCTCAGTCACCTTATTTTGAAGAGGATGACTTCCAGTATTATCTGGATAAGAATAATGGTAACGTAAATGCTACCATTTATGAGATGCTTATCATTAAGTCTGAAGATTCTACAATATCTGTCAGTGGTTTATCCACACAAAATACTTCAGCTTATTTTAAGCGATTAGCATCTCGCTTCAAACCGTTTAATTCAGGCATCCTCAATGAGCAGGAGGTGCCAAGATGATAAACACTCAGTTTGAAGCATACAAAATCAAAAGAGAGTTAAAGCGAAGCGGTATTGATTACGAGTTTAAGAGGTCTGGTGTGAATGACTTTGGTGAGCCGGTTGGTGAGCCTATTGTGGTTGGTACAATTCGAGGATTGTATCACGAGCAAAATAGCAGTGTCCAAGTTACGACTGGAGACACAACTCAGGTTCGTACAAAGAAAATTCCAATGATTTTGTGCTTGTATGAAGATGCCGCTAGCTTAGTTTTACAGGTCGGTGATGAACTAAAAATCAACAATAAAACTCTCAAGGTTACCGGTGTAGTGAATATCCAGGAATGGAACATCATTGCAGATATATCTTTGGAGGTGGTTGATAATGTCGTTCAAGCTTGATTATGATAGCAGCTCATTAAAAAAGAATTTGGATAAGATGTCCGTAAAGCTTGGTGCAGTTATTTTGATGTATTCGGCAACTAAAGCAAGAGAGTTGCAAGCAAAGATGAAAATGAATCGTCCTTGGACCGATAGAACTGGTATGGCGAAAGCTTTGCTGAATGCGAAAGTATCGAAACCAAGTCCGACCATAGTTCGTATTACACTTGCTCATGGTGTAGATTATGGTATTTGGCTTGAGCTTGCACACGAAAAGAACTATGCGATTATTGCTCCAACAGTTAGAGAGGAAGGTCCAAGAATCGTAAGTGACCTTGACAATCTTATGAGCAAACTAAAACTGTGAGGTGATAAGTATGGTTGATGCAAATTTTGAATATGCTGATTCAAGATGGCAGGACATGTACTTGCATTTGAAGAAATCAGGTTTTGATGTATATTCGCCTGGTGTAAAAACTGGTGATTGTACTAAGGAATACATAGTTGTAAAGAATGATGGTTCTTTAAAACTTCCGAACTTCAGTACGGATGATGACTTATATGCAGTAATGTGTTATGTGCCTAAACAAGCATATAGTACACTTGAGCCGCTGGTTCAAAAGGTCAAAAAGGCCATGAAGGAGTTAGAACCGATGATTATGCCGTATGGAAGTCAAACTCCGAGCTATTATGATGATAGCTACAAAGCTCACATGATTAGTATTGAATACAAGAATCACAAGAAAATTCTATAAGGAGGAAAATAACGATGGCTGGTACTGTTAAAAAGTCCAAAGCTGAAATTGCGACTATTGATTGTTGCCTTGTTACCATTGAAACCAGTGATGGTGAATTTGGTTTTGACACTGCAAACAAGATTGAAGTCGAGCCTCAGATTGAAGAGGAAGATGCCGTTAAGCTGGTTGTAAAAGGCATCCTTCGTGCTCAGAAACCGAAGATTACAACCATTACTGGTAATAAGATTACTCTTACCGATAATGTCTTCAATCCTGAACTCGTTCTGATTCTCCAGGGTGGTACTATCAAGTATGATGGTAAAACTCCGACAAAGGTTGTTGGATATACTCCGCCTATTGCAGGTTCTGCTGACAAGGGCGAAGTATTTAAGCTGAATGCTTATTCTGCCCAGTATGATGCGTCTGGTCAGATTGTTCAGTACGAGAAGATTACGTATCCGAACTGCCAGGGTGTTCCTGTTGCGTTTGGTTCGGAAGATGGTGTTTTCCGCGCTCCGGAATATACTATCAACAGTGCGCCTAAGACAGGCGAAGCACCTTATGACATCAGCTACGTAGAAGCACTTCCTGTATTGCAGACTACGTAAATAATAAGAAAGGAAATTGAGAATCATGGATAACATGTATGGAAATAATGGAGTTGTGAATGGTCAGTTTGGGGGACAGATGATGCCTCAGCCTCAGCAGGTTAAGCCGGTGAATTGTGATACTCCTATGAATATCACTACACTGGCAGACTTGCAGAGTTATGCTGCTGGCACTGTAGTTCGTTTCCCTGATTTTGCGGAAGGTCAGCCTTTTGTTGCTCGTGTTCGTAGACCGAGTATGCTTGTTTTGGCTAAACAGGGCAAGATTCCGAATACTTTGCTGACTGCTGCAGGAGAGTTGTTCTCTAATGGTGGTGCAGGTATGGATGCCGACAATGAGAATATGCTCTCTGATGTGTATGGCATCTGTGAAGTAATTGCAAGAGCCTCTTTGGTTCAGCCTACGTATGATGAGATTCAGCAGGCCGGTATGGAGCTTTCTGATGACCAGATTATGGCTATCTTCAATTACACTCAGAATGGAGTAAAAGCTCTGGAATCCTTTCGTAAAGAGTAAAAAGATTTTGAATGTGCTGGGGCTGGCAAATGTTTATCGTTGCCGCCCTAGTTCTTTGTTAGATATAACTGACCCTTACACAGCATACTGCTTTGACGAAGCTTGCGCTTACATCATCAGAAAAATGGAGGAGGGGGAAGAGCCAAGCTTTAGACTGAAGTTTAGTTCTTTTAAGGACTTGTACAAGCATTATACTGGATAAGTAAGGGAGGTGAGAGTTGTGGCTATTGATGTTGGTTCTGCTGTTGGTTACCTTGACTTGGATATTTCTGGTTTTCTATCAGGTTTACGGTCTGCTCAAAGTCAAGCTAACACCGCAAGTAAGAATATCACAACAAAAATTGGAAACAATCTTTCCAGTGCAGGTAAGAGCTTGACTTCTGCAGGTTCGACTCTTACCAAGATTTTGACAGTACCGCTGGTAACAGCTGGAACGACAGCTTTTACATTTTCGACCCAGTTTGAAACAGCAATGGCAAAAGTTGAAACAATTGCTGATACAACTGAGAAATCAATTGACTCAATCAAGTCTGAAATAGTTAAGTTATCGAACGAGACTGGCGCATCCGCATCAGATATTGCAGAGGCAACATATCAAGCAATATCTGCTGGTGTAGATACAGCTAGTTCAGTTCAGTTTGTAGCAAATGCGTCTAAACTTGCAACAGCAGGTTTTTCAGATACAACGACAGCAGTTGATGCGTTGACGACAATTATAAATGCTTATGGTTTGTCAGCCGATGATGCAACACATATTAGTGATGTGTTAATCAGTACACAGAACAAAGGTAAAACAACTGTGAACGAGTTGGCACAGACTATGGGTAAAGTTATTCCTACTGCAAATGCAATGGGAGTATCGCTTGAAGACTTAGGTACAGCTTACTCATATTTGACTGCTGGTGGTATTGGAACTGCAGAATCTACTACATACTTGAATAGTATGTTTAATGAACTTGGTAAAAGTGGAACCACTGTATCTGATATATTAAAAGCAAGGACAGGAAAGAGTTTCCAAGAGTTGATGGATAGTGGTGCATCATTAAGAGATGTACTTGACATACTGCAGCAGGAAACAGATGATACTGGTGTAGGTTTTAATGATTTGTGGAGTAGTCAAGAAGCAAGCAAAGCAGCATTGGCGTTACTTAATACTGAGACTGAGGATTATAACTCTACATTAAAAGATTTTCAGACAACACAAGGCGATACAGAATCGGCATTTGAAACTATGGCTGATACAACTCAGCATAAATTGGGTGTAGCACTTCAGAATGGTAAGAATGCATTGATTCAGCTTGGTGATACATTAAAAGAAATGTTGTTACCTTTTATTGAGAAGGGTGTAGCATTAATACAGAAGCTGAATGATTGGTTGTCTAGTCTGTCTGAAGAAGAGAAACAGCAAGTAATTAAAATAGCAGCAATAGTTGCAGCTATTGGTCCGGTACTTATTGTACTTGGTAAACTGACATCGAGTGTTGGTAGTATAATTACTACATTCGGTAAAATTCCTGGAGCAGTTTCTGCAATTTCCGGAGGAATGACCAAGATGGTTACTAGCTTTAAGAATATTGGTGAGGGTATAGCTCTTGCTAGAGCAGGTTTTCCTGGGTTTGCAGCTCAAGCATCAAAGCTTGGCGCTGCTATTGGTGGAATTTCTGCTCCGGTTGTAGCTGTGGTTGCTGTGATTGTTGTTCTAATTGCTGCATTTGCACACTTGTGGAAAACTAATGAAGAGTTCAGAAACAAGATGACAGCAATTTGGGACGGTATAAAATCCAAGTTCGAATCATTTGCTCAAGGCATAGTCGATAGGCTAAATGCTCTTGGTTTTGATTTTGAGAATTTTGGTGAGGTCGTAAAAGCAATTTGGGACGGCTTCTGTAGTTTACTTGCCCCGATATTCGAAGGGGTATTCAATCAGATAAGTGTGATTCTTGGCTCGGTGCTCGATGCATTGATCGGAATCTTTGATGTGTTTATCGGTATCTTTACCGGTAATTGGGACCAAGCTTGGCAAGGTGTCAAAGAGATATTTGGTGCTGTTTGGGATTTGATTGAGGGAACTTTCGAATCTTGGACTATAGTATTCAAAGGAATTGCTGATACTGTGTTAGGCTGGTTTGGAACTACATGGGATGAGACTTGGACAAATATCAAGCAGTTCTTTGTAGATATTTGGAATGGAATTACTTCGTTCTTCTCGAATGTAATAAGTTTCATTAAGATGGCAGTGTCCAATTTCATTACGACTATCATAAATTTCTTTGCTCAGCTTCCTACGAATATTGCAAACTTAATTACGAATGCGTATAACTCGGTCGTGACATGGGTAAGCAATATGGTTGCCAAAGCAAACGAAATGGGGCAAAACTTTCTGAATGCAGTCGTAAGTTTCTTTACGAATTTGCCGTATAAGGTTGGCTATTTTATTGGTAATACACTGACCAACATCGTAATTTGGGTTGGTAACATGGTGGCCAAAGCTAGGGAAATGGGAACGAATTTCCTCAATAATGTGGTGTCGTTCTTTACCCAGCTTCCGGACAAGATACTACAATTCATTACCGATGCGTTTAACAATGTTCAGATTTGGGCAACCAACATGGTAAATAAAGCTCGAGAGATGGGAACAAACTTCATCAACAATGTTGTTAGTTTCTTCACTCAGCTTCCTGGTAAAGTATTGCAGTTTATTACAAGTGCTTTTAATAACGTGCAAACGTGGTCCACTAATATGTCCAGCAAAGCACGCGAGATGGGCGCTAACTTCATCAGTAATGTAGTAAGTTTTATGCAACAGCTGCCGGGAAAAATTAAGCAGTATCTCGATATTGCGATAAATAACCTTGTCACCTGGGTTGCTCAAATGGGACAAAAAGGTAGAGAGGCAGTTCAATCGCTTATCAACAATGTCATGTCGGCAGCAAGCGGAATCTCAGGCAAAGTTATGTCGATTGGTACTAATATTGTTACTGGTGTTTGGAATGGTATTAGAAATGCAGCCGGATGGTTTACCAGTCAGGTTAGAAACTTCTTTTCCGGTATTGTTGATGGTGTGAAACATGCTCTTGGTATTGGTTCTCCGTCTAAGGTATTCAGAGATGAGGTTGGTCGTTGGATACCACCTGGCATTGTTCAAGGTTTTGAAGCTGCAATGCCTTCGGCTATGAAAGCAATTCAGAAAGACCTGAATAAGGGAATCGATAATATTGACACTGATGACATTTCAGTTGGTGCTGGTATTACGGTATCTGGATTTGCTGACAAGCTTAAGTCGATTTATAATGAGGTTGCACTTTGGTTTGAGTCCATTGAAAGCAGAATCGGAAACTCTGTTGACAACATGATGCAGTCGCTTGATATGCTTATTAGAGCTGGTCAGGTGATTGTTAACTCTGATGGTACTCTTGGATATATTGGCTATAATGGATTCACTAAGTCTGGTGGTTCTGAGGGTTATATTGATAGAACAAATCCGAAGGACAAAGACACTGGTGGAAATGGTGATACATTCATATTCAATAGTCCTAAGGCCATTGATGAAATTGAAGCTGCTAAACAGATGAAGAAGACGAAGCAAGATATGGCAGAAGGATTCTAAGAAAGGAGTGGTGCATCATGGTAGAGAATATTGTGTTGCTAAATAATGCTACGTCTGCAACACTTGAGCTTGATAAGGTCACCACTCCCAACTACATACTTGATGTATGTACGTGGGGTGAGATACAAAGTACTCATCATTCGTATAAGTATGTAAACCAGGTTGGAGTGTATGTGACAGGCACAAGCCTTGAAACAAGGCCAGTGGAGATAACAGGATGGATTGTTGCAAACAACGAGGACCAGATGACAAGTCTGAAAACATTCCTCAATCGGTTTGTCAATCCACAGCAATTAGTGACGTTAAGTTACAAAGAATACAAGTTGGATTTCTTGCCGGATACTTCGGTTAAGTATAGTGCAACAGTAGCTGAGAATAACGATGTGGTTTGTAAGTTCAAGATTGAAGGCACAGCACCTGATCCACTGTTCAGAATAAGCAACGAGAATCTGGTTGAAGCAGCCACAACAAGAGGACTGTTCCACTTCCCGATGATCCTGAACAAGACAGACCTTGATCCGCCAAGAGCAATCTTTGGATTAAGAGAGCCAAGTTTGATCATCGATGTGTACAATGGCGGTGCTGTTGGTGTAGGTATGAAGTTGGTATTCAAGGCACTGGGAACAGTTACTGGGCCAATGTTTACTAATGTTGAGACTCAGGAGTACTTCAAAATCAACAAGACGTTGGTAGCAGGCGAACAGATAACGATTAACACCAATATTGGAGAGAAGTCTATCAAAGGTACGTTGAGTGATGTTACAAGCAACTATTTCAAGTACAGAGATTTTGGTAGTACATGGCTTCAGTTAGGTGTTGGAGATAATCTGTTCAGATATGATGCAGATGCAAATGTGGATGCACTTGAAGTGTATGTGTATTTCTATAACAAGTATTTGGAGGTTCAGGGATGCTATTAAGTAAGAGTATTCAGATCACAGTATTTGCAATAGACAATACACAGTTCGAAGCAATTGGTGACTTGGGGCAGTTTACGAGTTTGATATGGCCGGATGCTTTTAACGGTTATGCATTTTTTGAGTTATGGGCGCCAATCACAGATGCAAATGCTCAGTTGATCAAAAAAGGAAATGTGTTATGGACTGGTGGTGAAAACGCTGCAGTTATCGAGATTGTAAAATCTCAGATTGATGAACATGGTGAGAAGCTATACAATGTCAAGGGCAGAACACTTGAGAAGTATCTGGCGGACAGGATTGTTTGGGGTGGATACACTAAGTCCGGAAAGACGAGTACAATCATGTACGATCTGGTTGACAAGTGTGCAATCAACCCAAGCGATACCAAACGAAAGATACCGTATCTTGTTAATGCAACAGATGCACAAGTTGGAAAGCAGATCACACAATACCAGAAGACTGGTGGAGAGTTGTATGATGCACTTTATCAGTTGGCGGATGATGCTGGTATTGGTTTTAGTGTCCTGTTTGATCCAGTCCACCAGCAATTGAAGTTTGAAGTACGAGCTGGCGAAGATCGAACAATGGATAACCAGAGTGGCAATGACCCAGTAGTATTCAGTACGGAGTTGGAAGACATATTGAGTAGTTCGTATTATTCCAACAATGAAGATGAAAAGACAATGGCCCTTGTTCAAGGAGAAGACGCCAGTCATGCCAGAGTATCAGTTACCACGGGTTCTGTTAATGGAACGGGGTTCGAGAGAAAAGAGCTTTATGTTGATGCAAGAGATTTGCAGTCTGAAGTGCATGGCGAGGACGGAAGTTCAACACAGTTGACTCCAACACAATATCGAGCAACGTTGGTAGAACGTGGTGACCAGAAGTTGGCAGAGCACACAATAGCAGAAGTATTTGAAGCACAGATACGTCAGTTCGGCGATGTACAATATGAGTTTGGAGTGGATTACAAAAAAGGTGATAAAGTAACTGTTATTGATGAACAGTTGATGGTTCAGGTATCTGCTACCGTAACAAGTGTTGAGGAGGACTTTGATGACGAGTATGCTTTGATACTTACGTTTGGATATTCGTATCCAACAATATTACAAAAAGTGAAGCGCGCAACAAATTAGCAGGAGGTGAGGAAGCGTGGCTCAGGAATGTGGATTTTTTAACGCACAGTTAGTTGGTGAGGAATACGACCGCGTGTATCTTGCCGAACAGTTTGCAGCTTACTTTGCATCGTTTATTGGCAACGGTGTATTTGGTAGTTCAA